AATCTCCTTCCGAAGCCAAAAAATACATTACCAATTTAAGTACAGGGGAGTTCCCTGTGAAATTTAGTCCGAGGTAGTTCCTCGGGAAAGGATACTGATATGGATTTTTCAGATTTTAAACGTAGGTCAAAGAGCAATCTTGACGAGCTTTCCAAGAAGATTCAGGAGAGTTCGGGTAGCAAGGATTCGTACAAGGATGATCGCTTCTGGCGACCAGAACTTGACAAGTCGAGCAATGGGTACGCAGTGATTCGTTTCCTGCCTGCTCCCCCGAACGAAGAACTTCCTTGGGCAAAGCTGTACTCGCACGCATTCCAAGGTAAGGGTGGTTGGTTCATTGAGAACTCTCGTACCACTCTTGGTGAGAAGGATCCGGTTTCGGAGATGAACTCTGAACTCTGGAACAGTGGTCAGGATACTGACAAGGATATTGCGCGTGCTCGTAAGCGTAAGCTCCAGTACATCTCCAACATTCTCGTGATTAGCGATCCAGCCAATCCTCAGAATGAAGGTAAGGTGTTCCTCTACAAGTATGGTAAGCGAATCTTCGATAAGATTCAGGAAGCCATGGAACCTGAGTTCGCAGACGAAGAGAAGATCAATCCGTTTGACTTCTGGTCTGGTGCGAACTTCAAACTGAAGGTCCGTAAGGTCGCTGGGTTCATCAATTATGACAAGTCTGAGTTCGATTCGCTGTCGGAACTGTTTAGTGGGGACGATACGCAACTGGAAGAACTCTGGAAGAAGCAGTACCCCCTTAAGCCGTTTACTGATCCTTCCAACTTCAAGTCATATGACGAACTGAAGGAGCGTCTGAGCACTGTCATTGGTGATGATATCCGATTCACTGATGTCTCTACAAACACCGTAGAGAGCGTTCAGATGGATCAGGAGGAAACTCCTGCTTCTACTCCGGAGGTTGGACCAGAGACTGATGCCATGGATTACTTTGCGAAGCTCTCGCAGGAGTAATCAAGCAAATCCGTAACGTGAATCTTTTAGATTTGCAGAAGAGGTTCTCAGAGTTGAGATACCGCCGGATGCACGAGGAATTGCCCCCGCAATGTTTGGGGGCAATTTTTCTGTTTCCATTTCACTTGGAAATCCGGGAGTTCCTTCTCGAATAAAGGCTTGTTCGCGGGATGTGATATCTGCTGCGTTGGGTGATGGTGGCTGAAGACCCATAGCATTCGCAGTCAATACTTCTCTCATGGTTTCATTGAATCCGGTATTTGATTGTATTACTGTCTCCGATATCTTATCACTTGCAGAAAAATTAACTGCCTCATCTAATTCTTCTATTGTTTCATTGAATGCAGGAGAAAAATCAGCGACATCTGGGGATTCTGTAGAAAGATCGGAAAATGAAATATTGTGATTTTCAATAGACAATGAACTTGATATATCTTTAATGTCTACGTCATTTTCATTTTTTTCTTCTGCCATTAGTTATATCCTTTGCTTGCCAGTTTTTGTTGAATCTTTAAATTTTCATCCTGAATATGTGTGTTTAGTAGGGACAAGAATATTTTTCTTTCCCATGGAATCATATTGTCGAGTTCAGTCAAGCTATATCCATGTATGTGCATTAACTGAAAATTCAAAGCATAAAATGAGGCAATATTTACATTGCAAAACACAAGGTAAAAAAATCCTCTGCGCTCCTTATTGGAAGATTTCTTGTTTTATTTTCTGAAATATAGTTCAGATTTTCTTCGTAATGTAATAACTCGTTACAACCATCAACAATGGCATTTCGAATGTTCAATGGGAGATTATCAATCATTGTTTCTTTTTGCTCTTCTGTCATTGTAGAAAAGTCTATTTTTTCGTTTGGGGTTTCTATGTAATCAATAGCAGAAGATAGACTCTCCTGCTTATCAGGAACTTTAACTTTTATAGCATGATTCGATTCCTTTATTACATTTTCCCTCAAAGTACCTTTCAGTTTGAAGTTGTCTATGTTCAACTCCATTACTATGTTTTCATTGGTATACGGACAAGTAAATTTTACCTTTACCTGTTCTCCGATTGAATATTTTCGTAGGTTCAAAATGCAATGAATTAGATCAGTCTGACTTAGATCTGACACTGGGACATTTATTTTATTTTGCAATATATTCAAGAAAGTAATATACGAGTCAGTTTTTTTACCAGTTTCTCTTGCAGCAACGATTGCCTTTTCTTCTTTGACAATGAGGGGAGAAATTTCTATTCGTTTGTCTGTTGTGGGCAGAACCAGTTCATAAATTGGCAATTCAATCATTACACTATCCTATCAATGATCCATTAACTTCGTTGTCAAAGTATCTATAGCTGAATTGTACACTGTAGATGAACGGTGCAAAGTCTTCAACAGGCTTTAGTTCTATTGGGTATAGCACACGAGGATAGCATTCTTCGAAAATCCATTTTAGGTTGGGATTATCACCAACCGTAACCTCTAACCTAGAATCAAATAGATCATTGTATGGATTTAGTGGACCGTCTGGCTGAACCATGCTATTACACCATTGATTTAAGAAATTATATATGGAGTTTCGGTTATTTTTTGTCATATAAAATGATATGAATAATCCTTGATTCCAGTTCTTTCTAAACGGCATGTATTTTATAGAACTCATCACTCCAGTTTCTACCACAGTACCAATATCCCATCCGGGAATTCTTACTGCAAATGCAGGAACATTATTTTTGTTACCAGAATGTGGACTATACATGTCAATAGTAAATCTGTTAGAACGCATAATACCATCTTTAAATCCGGTATGTACGTTATTCAGCATTTGATCGATACTTGATGGTAGAGCCATGGTTATCCCCTAAATATTTCTTTTTCTGTTAACAGCGTAAATTTCCAATCATTATTCTCACAAAGTTCCCGCGCAGCTTTCCACTTTGCAGTATTTACTGCATATGTTTTCATGTTTATATGGTAAGTTTTAGTTTTCCTTGATTTTGCTACAGGAGGTTTAGTTTGTTTATATGGCTTCACTTCTATCAGATACTTCTGAATTTTACCATCCTTTGTCTTTATTTCTGCTAGAAAATCAGGATAATATTTGTGTGGCTTATTGTCCACTGGAGAGATGTATGGAATTGCAATTTCTTCACTTGCCCATCTAAGTACATTTTCATTTTTATCCATGTACTTGCACATCTTCCGTTCCCATGTCGAACGACATATTATTTTGGTGGGATCTCCAACATACTTGCCTGGATTTTCTGGTCGGTATTTGCTCTTATATGCCATAGTATAAATATATATAATTGCTTGGAGGTAATTTATGGCAGACTACGAATGGGGTTTTTCAAACAATGAGGCTCAAGCACCATATTATCTGTACTTTGAATGCTATCCATATCCCAGAACTTCACGAGAACGAGCCAATATAGGCAGTACACCAGTTGCTACATTTATATTACCCGGTGTTTCTGTAAATAGAGGTACTTCACATAGGTACTCTGAAGATGCACCCATGATGGAAAACATGGCCCAGGCACTTGGAACTGTATCCAATGCGTTTGATGTTACTGAGTTAGCTGGAATTAAGGATTTTGGTACATTGATGGCAAAGGTTGAGGATACATTCACTAAACTTGGTTCTAGATACCAGCAGGATGCATTTGGTCAAATCACATCTACAATGGGTAGGTTGGAATTGCTCACCACAGAATCCGGATTTTTAGGATCTTCTAAGAGAAAATACAATTTTAACTGGAATCTAAAAAGTACTGGCGACAAGGCAAATACTTACTACGCAAGAAACCTTGCAAATGCACTAGAAACTTTCTCCATGCCAGTTGTTGGTGGGTTTGCTGGAGAAGGTAACATTGCCCAGGCAACAAGAATGAGACCTCCAAATGTATGGAAAATTTCAGCTTTTACTTTTGGTGGGGCAGACGTTACTCCCATGTGGTTGGGGAATCCAAAACTATGTGTGTTGATGCAGGTGTTACATGCATTAGATAACCAATCGTTTATTGATGCTGACGGAACTCCATTTTCATATAACATAGTAGCCAACTTTGTTGAGTTGGAAAATGTGTTCAACTACGGTGGAGAAATTACTAGTAGGTCAGAATTCTTTAATGATTTGGGAGGTGGCTGATGTACTTCGCAAACAAGGCAAAAATTAAGTATGATTTTGGACCCAGCAATACTTCAAATGTGCATACAGTGGTTGATTTATTTAATCGTATAGTATTAAACGAACCCAAAAGTAATTACACATATACACAAATAACCACAACCCCAGATACGTTAGCGGGGGAGTTGTATGGTGATAATACCTTATTCTATACTAATTTATTACTAAACAACACATTATCCAAGAACGATTTACCCATAGATCAAGTTCGGTTTGAAACTGAAATAAATTCTTACCACTCCGGATTTGTATTTCATATATTAGAAGAACCAGAACAAACACTGAATCGTGGAGATATTATAGTCTTAACCTCTGATTTGGCTCTTGATTCGTGTACAAATCCAGATGATTTGAACTGTCACATTAGCTATGCAGTAATAGAGGAGTGGGATCCTATTTTAAAGAAAATATGGTGCAAATATTATGCATTCGGTGCAGGAGGATCGAAGAGTGAGGATGAGTTATTTAGAAATCAAAATAAATTTAAAATATTCAAACAAGATACAATGGGAAGATTTGATTTAGACGGTGTACAGATTAAAAATGAAAGTGCTTTTAGTAGAGCAGTGACAGATAAGAAATACACATTTCAAGATGGAATTTTTACAATGAAGCGTGTTTCTAAATTTAGTAGCTCATTGGATTCATTTTATACTGAAGACGGAAACTATGTTATAAATCCACATGCTCTTAATGTCTCCAGTTCGGCTGGATCTAATATAGAACAGTTTGCACCAACATATAGTTCAAGTTTACTAAACACAGAGTGCTCTATTTTAGATGCTTATATACTTTCAGCAGCGAGCGAAAAGGATTACTCTAACACAAACTATAGAGTAAATTCTGATATTCTGTTTAGATCGAGAATCAACCAATTCATGATAGATAATGATGATAAGAAAGAAATTAAGGTACTCAAGAAAAAAGCAGTAGGTAATGTTGCACAGAGTGTGTCAAGGTATAAGTAATGAAAAATGATATTAGATTCAATGATATTTCAATAAAGCCTGTAAATGGATCTGAATTCGTAAGTATAATGGAAGACAACTCACAGGCAGCCAGTATGTTTGGTGGGATGTCGATAACCGAGGGATTATTTCATGGTGGTATCAGTGGATTTATAATTCTAAATGATCCGAATCCAGCCGACGCAGCAGTTCGCTTGATTTCATTATCTGAACTATTAGATTCTGGCTCGATGATAAAATTTTCATTTTCTACTGATATGGAATTTGAGGGTCGTACAACGACAACTAATGTTGAAGATTTAATCTTTTATGTTTATAATGTATCCATAGTCAGTAATATTGCTCCTGGCATAGCAAAATTAGGATCATCACAAGCAGTTACATACCGAGTTGAATTTGCTTCTTACGAAGGTTCAGCCCTAAATTATCAACAATTTCCACTCATAGAAAATTCTGATTATGTCGCATCAATTAGCAATTTCTTTACAGATCTCACTGATAATGGTGGAGTAATGTCTCCACCAGCGCAGACAGAAGAGGATGATTCTGAAGTAAATATTGAAAATACTGCCCAGATAGCCCCTAACATTGTACCAACGCATAATGGAGTTTGGTTCAAGAGAAAACAATCACACTATCCATGGGGCAAGGAATCCTCAATGCCCGGAATAAATGGTATGATATTGAGTTCTTTGAATTATGCTATTCCTGAAATTGTTCCCGATGATGATGATGATAATATATCACCTTCTGCCGGAGAAGAAAATAATCCGTCATACGTATTCTTTCAGTCATTACCATATGGACAATGGAATTTTACTCCCATCGGAGGATCTCTTGGGTTATATGGACAAAGATTAACTGGTGATTCTGCACTAGAATCTGAAACTTGGCATAACTATAACTTCACGATGGATGAAACTGTCAGTAATCGAGTAGAAAAATTTAAGATTGTTAAAAATGCTGATATACTTGAAATGGAAGAGGCTGGAGTTTTTGGATCTAGCTATACGTTAATAGAACCAAATTGGAAAGGTATATACAACGGTATAGTTGTAGAACCCAGTGAAGATGACGATCAGACAGCCGCAGACAACATCAATACATTGGGAATGAAACGAACTGCATACTATCATGATTTTATGAGTATATCTTCTCATCTGAGAATGGAACAAGTAAATTATCATTACACTGATTTTTTCCCAGAGACAGAGGAGGAAGAGTCTGAAGATATTGTGCGGGGACCATTGCTGGGAGATAACCCACCAAATATAGGAAACAGCAATCCATCATTCAGTACTATAACTGATCCTGTTTACGGATATTTTGATGAGAGATATCTTAATCGCCCGACACCCACTATCGTTGATGATTACGCATCTTCCCGTGGAGATGAGTACATGTGGCAAACAATGTTTGACATGACAGAATTGCCATATTCTGATCAGGTTAACGAATCAGGTGAAATTGGAATAAAATATATTGTTGACAGCATAAGAGAACCACGCAGAAAAGCAAAAATGGCATATTCATTGTTGCATGATCTTAAGGAACAGTGGAATAGATATAGGCATTCAATTTGCTGTGGAACAGATCCAACAGATTTCTTTGCAATGATAGTCGGGTTCACTGGAGGAAATACAGCAGATCCAAACTACCTACCATATGGAATAACGGGATCTACGATGAATAATTTTCATAGGTATTCTTTTGTTGAGGTTGAGGTTTGGCCAAAAGTTCTACTTCCTCATGGTATTTCTGCGAGCGAATTTATTGAGGGTGCTGATGAAGAATTAGAATATTATGATTATATTCTGGGTAGCGCGGATATAAATCCAGCATCGGGAGAGCATGAGATATTCATTGCCGGCAATTCAGCAGAAAGTCGTGCAGATGGTATTACCTTTAAATTTGGGTTGGAAGAATCCAGTGCAACAAATCAAGATCAAGAGTTTGTTGTAATTCCTATTAAGGGTGGTAAACGAGGTATGTTCACTGCGTATAACACAAATGAATTAACAAACAGTAAAATGTTTGCTGGTGCAGGAGTAAATACAGATGGATACAATTATCCATCCGGATTCCAATTAATGCCTATTGGTGGAATGACTGCTGGTATAAGTGAAGAAGGCACAGCGGTGGCACCAACGTTCATGGGGTCGGTTGTTAAGATGTCAAGTTACAATTCCAACCAGCTAATGGAACTGAAAACCAGAGACGATCTCATTGGTATTACTGGAGGATACACTGGACCGGCCGGTATAACTGGAGATGGTGCAATGCAAGTGATAGGACTACTCAATACAATAATGGGAACCAAGAATTTACCAATACCATTCGGTGGCAGCACTCTTGATATTTCATATACCGAAACAGTAGAAAATGAAGATGACACAGAAAAAGATGAAATAGAATTTGTGTCGATAGATAGAGACGATTCTGATGTGCGACCTGATATCACAACAAACGCGGCCCCAATCACCGGAAAATTGGGAGCAACAGCGAGTAATCAAACAATATACTTATTCTCTGCGGAAAATGATCACGATGGAAGGTGTTCTACATGACCAAAAAATATCCAAAAATTAGAGCCGAAACTAGGCATATAGAAGGAAACGCTAGAGAAAGAAGTAATCTTAAATACATGGATTACTTTGATTGTGTGAATATTAATGGTCCGGTAGATAATAGTGATTGTGATTCTGAAAACTCGCTGTGCAATTGTCCATGCACAGGAGAAAATGGTGCGTCAGCAGTTCCTCTGTTTCGGGAACCAACAGACGAAGAAATGCAATTTGCAAAAAATGCATTAAAACAATGCCAAACAAATGGTGATGATTATGATGGCTACTTTACTATAAACCCAGATGCATTGACCAGTAGTTGCGGGGTCCAGTGTCATGGTGATTACTTCTATAATGTGTTTCAAGTATCCAGAACATATTCTACCTTTTGGAAAACACCAAAGAAAGTTCCTCTGTATAGAAACGCTCTCATAAATTTATACACCACAGAGCAAGCAGTAGCAATTATACCGGGAAACCTCCGTGTCAATGTAGGTGATTTTATATTTTTCCCTGAAGATGGAACACAGATAAATGCGAAGTATAGTGGTGGTTGGTTAGTTGCGAATATCGTACATGCTATTCCATCATTGCAGCAATATAAAATGATTTTAACCTTAATCCGAGACAGTAAAATAAACCACCCAGAAGGAAACTAGTATGTCTGAATATACATTTCAAGACTTGGATTCGCAGTGTAGGATCAACTCATTTACAGAAGATATTTCTGTTCAGAGAGACTTACAAGCAATTAGACAATCAATTACAAATTTGGTACTGACCAGAAAAAACGAACGACCATTTGCACTATCTGGTGCCGGGGTTGGTCTTCAAGATTTATTTTTTGAATTATCCAGCAACGAGATGACTCCAAAGAAGGTATACATCAGAGAAGAGGCGAAAAGAATCATAAATAGGTATGAACCCAGAGTCAAATACAAGGATTTTACCATTACAAAGTCACCAAATTCGCATGATGCAATTAATGTAACAATATCTTACACTGTAACTGCGTTCGATGTTGATTCTCGTTTGTCAGATGAAGTTGTCGATGGGGTCAGCCTAAACCTAGAAAGATAGTCCAATGATCAATAAAAAGCTAACTGAATTAGATTTTACTGAAGTTAAAAGCAATTTGGCTGAATACATGCAGTCCAAAGAAAATACATTAGATTTTGATTGGACAGCAGATGGTTCTGTTGCAAATACTGTATTAGATCTACTTGCATACAATACAATGTATTATGCATTCTATTCCAATATGCTTATCAATGAATCTTTTTTAGATACAGCACAGAGATTAGATAGCATTATATCCCTATCAAAACCATTAGATACTGAACTATCACATCGATTATCTGCGTCAGCAACACTGAATCTAGTAAATAATTCCTCTTCCACTATCACAATGCAACCATACAAGACAACCTTTACCGGAGTTGCTCCAAATGGACTTACGTATGTGTTTTATTATACCGGAGGTGCCACAAATGAAGTTTTAGATCCTGACTTTGATCGGAATCAGTCATATAATCAGGTTGATGTTGCGCCAGATGAAACAATATCAGTAACAGTATACCAAGGGCAGAGAGTGTATTTAAATGTACCTGCTACTAATTTTGACTATACCAATCAATATTTTTCTATCAATGATAAATCAATGGATCCACGCACACTGAGAGTATATGTCCAAGAAACATCTGATGGAACAAAGCAATATTACAAAACAATTCAACAAGCAGATACAACCGCGAGCAGCAGAGTATATACTTTATCAACTACTCAAAAAGGTTATAATGTATTTTTTGGTGGGGAACAATCATCTAGCGGATCTTACATAGGTCGAGGCGTTGGACCAGAGGAAACGGTATATTACAGCTATGTTTCCACGAGTGGTACAGTTGTTAATGGAGCACAAAAGTTCAAGTCAGGCAGTCTATTACAAGTAAAAAACCCGAACGTTATTGCTCGCGGAGGATACTCTACGCTTGATACAGAAACTGCTCGATTTATGGCAATCCGTGGAGGAAAGGCACATAATGATAGACTGGTAACTGTATCTGATTTTTTATCCTACATTCTAGATTTAGGAAAAATAAACACAAATCCAAAGAAACCAAATGCTAACATTTCTGTATACGGTAGTCCAGAATCCGCAGAAAAAACTAGCGGCACTATTTACTGGAGTGCTTATGATCAGATCACAGGAATAATCCCATCAACATCTTCAGTTGTTACTGATATAGTTTCGGACATTGAAGACAAGGTAATGGCGGGACTAAAGTTTGAATATAAAGCACCAACAGAAATTAATTGGACAATAACTCTGGTAGATAAAACTCAGCTATCAAAATTGTATGCCCAGTATCAGACTGGATTCAATTCCGTGCTAGTGGGAAGTGATATTGGTTGGAGTGCAGCAGCATTTAGTATCACGAAGATAGCATCAACACAAACAAAATTTGATATAAAAAATCCACTTAGCACGCTTGTAGTGACCGTACTAAAAGACGGAACAAATCAAGAAGCTACGTTAAGTGGTGGCAATTTAGTTGTAGATGGAACAACAATCGGCACATATAGTTTGACTGCCGGTACTATTAGTCTTGATTCCACTACGTTTACCTCGTTAGTCAGTATAACAGGAACAGCAGATCCAACACAATCAAATCTCAACGTTGCAAAACATGAAAATCTTGCAACAATCGCAGGTAATTAATGACACTACAATTCTACAATTCATTAGGATTTGATGGTAGCAATCCAGACGGTTCAGATGGGACCAATGAAAATACATCTGATAAGTTGTTACGAATTTCTAATAATCTTCCTAAAGAATATAACAATGCAGAATTCATAGAACTCCCAGTCATCAATAAGTATATTAGTGTAGAAACTCAATTACCACAATGGTTAGTAGAATCTAATAGAAATATTGACGCATTTCTTACTCAGATATTGCAGAATTATTATGATTGGTTATATGATAGCAATACTGGTAGTGGTTATTATCTAGATGATAAATTTGCCACAATAAAGGATATTGAAGATATACCACCAGAATTAGTGGGGTATATTTTATCGAACTATCTTGCAGAATCTAGCTCACTAATGGATGTGTATGTGCTGAGTTCAGAATTAAAGTTGGGAACTGTTTCTCTAAGAGAAGGTACAGTATTAATTGATCGCGGCGATACTGGCGTGGAGGTCATGGAACATGGTCTGATTATAAATGGTAATGTGCGAAATACGAAGGATGGTGGAATTTATTCTGCTCCGACGCAATCGACACAGGAAAGTGTATTAGTAATTTCTGATATAAACTCACCATATGTTAATACCAAAACAAATCTATCGATTAATTCTTTTGGAAGAATAGTAGATAATTCAAATACTTCTGTGGAAGATAGTTTGGACTCAGCGACGACTGATACTGCTCCAGTGGAAGTTGAAATATTACCACTAGTAACAACACAATCTGCTAGACGTTTTATGCTTAATATTACTGAGCAATTTTATAATAACAAAGGAACGGCAAAAGGAATTTCATATTTTTTCAATACCTTGTTAGGAACAGAATCAGTTGAAGTCGTTTATGATGGAAAATCATCATACGAATTAGTTCTGAATTGGAAAAATTATACTATACCCAAACACTACTATGAAGATTTCTACCTCACATATGTTCACCCCGTTGGTACTGCATATACACTAAACCAACAGGTGTCTACAGACTTCCCATCAAGACCGGCACTTGGTGGTGGGGATTCTGGAGGCAATTCTGGTGATATACCACAATTTAGTGCATGGGAAGAATTGACGTATGGAGACGGTGCATACGATACTACAGGCACAGGACAAGAAATTTCTGTTATTGGTAATTATTTCCCCTATACATTAGGGGATACTGGAGACATAGCCGTTACAGCAGGTTGCTCCGGAGCAACCGTGAGTGGAATCACCAATGGTGCAACAGGTAATACGTATACAAATATGATAACATTTGCTTTCCCTGACTGGAGTACCGCAGTTGAAATTGCTGGTTCAACCTTTGGTTTGATAAATATATACGAGTTTGCACACTTAGATGCAGCTTCAGGAAGCACTTCTCCAAATGATGGACGAGTAGCAAATTATAGTTGTCCAGTAGGAGGATACACTTAATGTCTAATATCAGAAAAATATTGAACACCGGAACAAATAAGTACCAAAATGCCGTTAGAGAAATGAAACGAGCAATCTATTCTGATAATGTGTATGTGTCATTGCACGCAAATAGTCTGTCATCAAATGTTGACAATACATTAGAAAGTTTGAATGAGTTCTGGATGTCTTCTGTTTTTATGCAAAGAGTAGTCCGTGATAATTATAGACTGTGCTTTCCTCGTGTAAATTGGACAAAATCAGAGCAATATGATCGATATAACCCAGAGGAAAATCCCCAAACACAGAATTGTGTGATATTTGACGATAAAATCGGCAACGGTGTTTTGTTTTTGTGTGTAGGAAATAATATCCACAATAGAACCGATTATGCTAATTCTTCTGTATACAGACCTAGCTTTGGGTATACTAGCGTTGCAGATTTACCCTCGGGGGTAATAGAACATGCTGATGGGTATAGATGGATACCACTGGCGCAGACTGATGTTCGTTTTACTGATAGTGCATGGGTGTCATTGGAGGTTCGTGATGGTATCAGCTTCTTCGGTTCCGATGAAGGTAATTACATTGATGATGGTGTCACCCTTCTAGATTTTAAAACAGCAGTTGCTGGAGGATCAGCCAGTGGTATTTCCTTTGGTCAAACTGGTGCCGTAAACTTTTATGCAGTAAATAACGAATATGACCAGACAGCATCGTCGGAAGTTCCGTCCGGATCAGTACTGTTCTCAACACAGAACATGGAAAGATATGATGCCTTCCTGTTCCAACAAGCACTAAAGTTAAAAGGAAATGATACGCAGATCAGGTTTGATTCTGGTAATTCCTCTGGAGCATTGCCTTCCAGTATTACCCCAGTACCACTTTATGATCAAATTGTAAATTCGCCATTTAGTGTAACATCACCTGTTGGTTGGTATAATAAACGAGTACGTGAATGGGAAGATAAAGCTGGATCTGTTGAGATGATCTACTTAGATCCCAAGGCTGGTAATTTGTCAGGTACAGATTTTAGATTTACTGGTTTAACAGCCCCATCAATAGAAGCAAAGGGAAATGGAACTTCACCTGTCGTAGATTTTATTACCACAAAGATAAATGATAATACATGGGAGATTAGAGGTGTTGAAGTTACAACCAATCTATCTACAAACGAAAGAAACGTAGGTGTTGGTAATACTCGAATTGAGTTTGTAGTAGAAAATACTGATAATAATCTTGGGTTTGAAAATTCTATTAAGTATTTGCTCACACCGTATGGTGGACTATTAAAGGAAGAAAACCTATATGGTCCAGTCATTCCGATAAACTCATTCATGATGAATGTAACCATAGACGAGAATGATATAGAAACTACACTTGATAGAGCAGCAAGTAATATTAGTAGCCCAACACAGTTTGATGCATATTCTCTCATTGTTGACGCTAAAAATTATGCAAATGATAGAGAATTGGGAATGGATCTTCCTGCAAATAAAACAGAATTTTTAGATCAAACTCTGGTTGCAGACTTTTCGTTCAGTGGAGTAACAATTCCTGCTGCTGGAGATTTGATTTATGAAGGCAACCCAAAGATAGGAACAGGGGTATCCCGTGGTTCTTTATTGGGTGTAGTACAAACCATAGAGTCTCCGGCACCCCCATTGAGTCCATATAACATTCAATTTACCACATCGCAACCTAGTGCATTTGGTTCTGGTAAAACTTTTTATATTGGATCAGGAACTTCTTTCAAAGAATACACCCAAGTCACAACGACAAAAAATCCAGATGTCAAAGCCCTAACTGGAACGGTTGTTCATATGGGCAAATCAAGTTTTGATCTCAGTTCAGCAACAACTAAAAGAATAACAATTAAATATATAACAAGGGTATAAAAGGAAAACCAAATGGGCGTAGAAGACAATCAATATCAAATCCCTAATCTAGATGCAAACACATCATTCTTTGCGTGGTATACCAAAGAAAATGATGAAGTCATTGCAAAGCTCAATAAACTTAAGTTATATGACATTGACATACCCGGTTCTCTTGCACAGGGCATCAGTGCTCAACGTGGATCATCTGGCGGACAAACTTCTGGGTTCGTAGGATTTGCAATTGCCGGTTCAATTCCTCATGGGATAACACTTCAAGGTAATTTGGTGGTAACCGGAGATAATCTATTCACTGTAGAACACAAGACAGCATCAGTTACTGCTGGTATAACAAAAGGTAAGTTTGTATGTTTTGATCAATCTGGAGGAATAACACTCACAAATGGAGCAACTTCCGGGATCACAACATCACCTTTCCATAAGAACGAAACAATTGGTGTTGTACACTCTATTGTAGGGAATACAGTTACTATTGCTGGTTCTGGTAAATATTCCGGCTTTACTGGATTAACCGTAGGTCAGGCATATTATCTTGACCCAACAACACTGGGCGGGTATACTACGAATGTACCAACAAACTCAGGCGAAACAAAGAAGAAATTATTCCTTTCAACAGGAACGGCAGAAGCTGTAATTCAAATTGGAGATTCTGACATAGTATAGTATGAATAGATCGTGTAAGCAGTGTAGCTCAAGAAAAATTACTTATTCCTTAGATGATGATTCGGGCAGACCGCCCGTAGATACGGAGATTAATAATATGGTTCGAAAAGGTTTTAGTATGGTGCAATCGTTTGCAACTTCGATGATTTCTCGTGGATTATCAAATAAGAAAACAAACAGACCCACAAAAAGACTTAGAGTTATTAGTTGCTTTGGTGATAGCTCAATTGGTGGGAATATCTCCCCGTGTGCAGGATTAATGTCAAGCAATGTAGAAAAAGGTAAATTCTACTGCGGTAAGTGTGGGTGTGGTGACAGAAAACAAACTTGGTTGATTGCTGATGGAGAATCATATTCAAAATTAGATTATCCCAAACTAAATTGTCCGCTATCCATGCCAGGATTTACTAACTATAAACCATCAGAAAATAAAACAGACGATTCACGAAAGCGTGAAATTGAGCAATATGATATGGAAAAACTACAACAAATCACCATTAGCCTTCCATCCAATGATGATATTGTAAAATAAAAATATTTGCACATCTAGATTCGATAAATATCTAAGAGGTGTAAAATGACAACAAGACCAAATTCCAGAGAAACTCTAATAGATTATGCTTTTAGAAGACTAGGTTCACCTGTGGTTGACATAAATGTTGACTATGCACAGGCAGAAGAAAGATTGGATGATGCACTAGAATACTTCGCAGAAAGACACTTTGATGGTGTAGAGCGTTGTATTTTCTCATATCAAGTACAGGATGAAGATATAGCAAATCAATATATTGATACAAAAAATATTGGTTTAGCGATGGGATTTACTGGAGCAGCCAGCCCAACTGGAAAGGATATGCTTTCCGTAACACGAGTATATAAGTTTGGCGCATTAGCAAATCAAAATATGTTTGACATTAGATATCAGTTAGCATTGACTGATTATTTTGGAATAAACAGGGGTCTTGGTTATAGCAGTTCTCTTGGCTTAGCTGGATACGATAGTACAATGAGATATATCAAGATGGTAGAACAGTTCTTTAATCCAGAACATGTGCTGCACTTTAGTAAAGTTACTGATAGATTAATAATGGACACAAAGTTAAGTAGTGAATTGACCCCCGGAAATTTCATTGTGATAGAGGGATATGCGGCATTAAATCCGACAGATTTCCCAAAGATTTTCAATGATCGTTACCTGAAAGAATATGTTACTGCCTTAATAAAACGTCAGTGGGGACAGAATTTATCCAAGTTTGATGGTGTCCAATTGACAGGTGGAGTTACATTGCGAGGTGGTCAGCTATATCAGGAAGCTCTTGCTGAAGTGGCACAAATAGAACAGAAAATGCAATCGGAATACGAACTACCAATCAACTTCATAACGGGATAACATGCCAAGAAATCCATACATCCGAGATAACCAACGAGAACAGAAACTTCTTGAAGATCTTAACGTTGAAACAATACGTTCAATGGGGAGAGATGTATATTATATACCAAGAACGCTTAATGACCAAGATAAAATTCTTGGTGAAGATAGCACTTCATCATTCAATTCTGCATACTTGATTGATATGTATCATGAGGATTCGCAGGCGTTTGGTGGAGAGGGTGATATAATTGGTAAATTTGGTATTGATGTAAAGGATCGGGCTTCTTTTAGGGTTGCACGAAGAACTTTCATGCAGGAAGTTACAAAACGCAATAGTTTCATTGATCGTCCACGGGAGGGCGATTTGATCTATTACCCCCTCTCTGGTAGTTTGTTCGAAATAACATTTGTTGAGCATGAGAACCCACTATACCAACTAGGTCAATTGTATTCGTTCGTTCTGTTTGTTGAGACATTTGCATACAATAATGAAGATTTTGCAACTGGGATATGTGATATTGATGAATGCTTTGAAGCTGCAAGGAAACAACGAGCGCAGGTACTTACTCTTGGGGAGTTTACTAACATTCCCGGATACACAGAGAACTACTTTAAAGGTGAAATTGTATATCAAGTTGATGGAGCATCGGGTACTGATGAAGATGCCATTATAGGAAATGCAACCGCAACAGCAGAGGTTATTGATTGGAATCCAGAGACACTAGAACTTACTGTTGGCAATATTGATGGTACATTTAAGCCAACTGATGATGGTGGTATTGGGATTCCAAAACCCCAAACGATTAGAGGCAATAGTAGCAATGCGGAAAGAGTCTTACCAGCAGCCGGACTTGAACCGATAGCTGATGCAGACTTCTTTACTCAAATCAATACTGTTACTGATGAACTAGATGGTGATAATGAAGAAATTAATTTGGAAATAGAAAAAGATGATTTGGTTGATTTTGATGATAACAACCCATTCTCGGAAGGTAGCTATTAATGTTTGAGTTTTTTAGTAACGAATCTTTGAGAAAACTGGTAGTTGGATTTGGAAACCTATTCAACGATGTGTATGTCGGAAAATTTAACGATAATGGTGAACTTCTGGAAAAAAATAGAGTACCTATCACATATGGTCCAAAAGAGAAGTTTATCAGAAGAATACAGGAGCCAAGTACGATTTCTGAAGATGTTAGAGTCGAAGTAACATTGCCTAGATTGGGATTTGAAATGCTAGGAATGAACTATGATCCAACAAGAAAAGTCAATAAACTGAGGCAAACATACTTATTGGATGATAATGGAAATCCAGTCATTGATGAAAATGGTATGCTGGCATTTAATTATTCTGAGGTTCCTTATTTGGTAAATTTTGGACTATACGCATTTACCAGAACAATAGAAGAAAACTTGCAAATAGTTGAACAGGTTGCTTCTATATTCTCTCCAGAATTTGTTATTTCTTTAAATTTCAATAAATTGAATAGAGGAGTAAATGTTCCTGTAATATTGACGAGCACTGGCATGTCAGAGTTATACGAGGGTAGTTTTTTAGAAAAGCGTCTTGTAACAACTAGTTTTAGTTTTCTTGCAAAGAGCTTCATCTATGGCGAGGAAAAAACGAAACCAGCAATAGAGAATCCATTAATAAATCTTGACGGTGAATAAAAATTATGAACGATGAACCATATGAAAAAATATCTGAAGCATTAGATACATCTTTTGTTGATTTTGAAGCAAAAGATGAAATTAAAAATGAAATAGTGAAAAACAAAAAAGAAATAAAGGATTTAACAAAAACAGATGCAGAACAAGATTACAACAAAATTCGTAAGAATCTTTACGGACTTATGGGTGATGGTCAAAACGCGATAGATGGAATACTCAAAGTCGCTACTGAGGGTGACTCACCCCGTGCATATGAGGTTGTGGCTCAGTTACTGAAAACGGTATCAGAGATAAACAAAGACCTCATGGATCTGCACAAACAAGTCAAAGAAGTTAATAAGGAAGAGAATGTCTACAATAATACTACCACGAATGCCATTTACGTCGGTTCTACTTCCGATCTACAGGATCTAATCAATCCAGATCGAAGTAGGGTTAAAAAAGTGATTGATGTTGAACATGAGGTAAAGCCGGAAGATGACGGATAAAAAAGGTGGATATCTAGGTAACCCAAATCTAAAACCTGCTGGAGTTGGTATAGAATTTACCAAGGAGCAGGTTCAAGAATATCTTAAGTGTTCCCAAGATCCAATTTATTTTATTAAGAATTACGTCAAAATTGTCTCTCTTGACGAGGGACTTGTTCCGTTTGAACTCTATGAGTATCAAGAAAACATTGTAAACAGCGTACACAATAATAGGTTTTGTATTGCAAAGCTCCCTCGTCAGTCTGGTAAATCCACGACAATGGTATCGTACATACTTCACTACATCCTGTTCAATCAAAGTATGAATGTTGCAATTCTCGCAAACAAGCAAGCCACTGCAAGAGAGATTCTTAGCCGACTTAAGCTCGCGTATGAATATCTCCCTCTTTGGTTACAGCAAGGAATTGTTGAGTGGAATAAAGGATCGATTGAGTTAGAGAATGGTTCCCGTATTATTGCATCATCCACATCTGCATCTGCTGTTCGTGGTGGTTCGTTCAACATGATCTTTCTTGACGAATTTGCACACGTTCCTCAGAACATCGCAGAGGAGTTCTTTAGCTCTGTGTACCCCACGATCACATCTGGACAGTCAACCAAGGTGCTCATGGTTTCCACCCCAAACGGGTTAAATCTATTCTATCATTATTGGCGAGGTGCAACAAAGAAGCCGGGTGAGCACGGTAAGAATGAGTACATACCAATCGAGGTACATTGGTCACAGGTTCCAAAATATCCCGGTGGTCCTCTTCGAGATCAGGAGTGGAAAGATCAGCAGGTTAAAAATACGAGCGAACAGCAGTTTCAGTCTGAGTTCGAATGTGACTTTATTGGATCTACCAATACACTGATATCATCAAGCAAACTCCACTGTCTGAACTATATCACTCCCATTCACAATAATAGTGATGGTCTTGCTGTCTATGAAGAACCAAAGGAAGATCATGTATATGTTCTAGTTGTTGATACTGCTCGGGGACAAGGACTAGACTACAGTGCGTTCGCTGTTATAGACATCACTGAGAGTCCGTACAAGCTCGTAGCACGCTTCAGGAACAACACCATCGCTCCTTTGGTATATCCAACCGCAATCAAGAGTGTTGGGGATCGATACAATAACGCTTTCGTTTTGATTGAGATCAATGACATTGGTGCTCAGGTTGCAGACATTCTGTTCCAAGATCTAGAATATGAGAACGTACTACAGGCAGTATACAAGGGAAGAGCAGGTCAGGTTATTGGTAGTGGATTTGGTAGTGCTAACTCCCAGTATGGTGTCAGAACAACTGTGCCGGTCAAGAAGCTCGGATGTTCTGTTCTTAAGAGTCTTATCGAGAATGATAAGTTGATAATTGAAGATATGGAAACCATACAGGAGATGTATACGTTTGTTGCGAAAGGTCAGTCATACGAGGCTGATGATGGACACAATGATGACATCATAATGTGTCTGGTTCTTTTTGGGTGGTTGACACGACAAGACTATTTTAAAAACATTACAGACATGGACATTCGTAAAGACATATATCAGGATGAAATGCAGCGAATAGAAGATGATATGGTTCCTTTTGGATTTTTGCCGGGACTGGAGGATGAAGAGGAGACTTCTTTTTGGTCTGGTGATGATTACTGGAAAGTGGCTGAAAATGAGTCCTCCGATGATACATTTCTATAAATAACATAGACAAAAGTATCTTCTCTGGTAGGGAATAAAATGGCAATAAATATCACACAGAACTTTTCGACTGAATCTAATCTTAGAATAGCACCCACCACAACAGCAGCACCCAGTCCATTCATGGCAGCTCTTGTTGGACCTTCATCATCGTCATTTGTAAATGCAGTCGGAACAAAAGAAGAAAAATCAGAAAATATTGTTAAAATTGGTAGTATTACTGAATTATATTCTAGATTGAGTGAGAATAATGTAGATCCAACCACTGCTGATTGGGGTGGGGTTTTTTATTCCGCACTAAGTTATTTGATGTATGGTGGAATACTTTATGTTATCGGTTCCGGAGATCCGTATTCCCTATTAGAACGAAGTGATTTGTCCGTTCAGGCAGTGTTTAGTCATGATGCATCATCAAATATCAATAACAGAATACAGCAGATTGCAACAGCAAAAAGAATAGTGGGTATATCTGCCCACTATCAGACCGAGTATATTGGGGATACTCCAAATAGTAAAAATTCTTTAAACCCAACAACCCCATCAGTTACTTCCGGTGATATGTACGGAACCCATGTAGTTGGTGAGAAAAACCAAACTTCATATAATGGAGCAACAACTGTATCTTCTCTATTATCAGCAGATTTTGCTGGGTTAATGGCAGAAAAGCAGCAGAAGTCTAATGTTGCAAGTTCTCCCGCAGGAATAGAATCGGTATTGAGAAATGGTCAGTTAAAGTTCACCATCGATCCAGTAACTGAAAATTACCTATCAAATCAGAAGATAAATTATTTTAAAACCATAGATGGAAATGCAGTTCTATGGGGAGATACAACGAGAAATCCACAGGCAAACACACCATTGTCCCATGTTGGTGGTGTGCGTACTTATATGGAGATATCTAGGGGGTTAGAAAAAATCTCTGATGAAGCTATGTTTAAAGCAAATGATAGCCAAGTTCGAACAGTATGGTCAACTAAAGCAAATTCTATGCTAAAACGAATGCTCAATTCGAATTTACTTACCGGATACAATGTTGTGTGTGACGAAACAAATAATCCTCCCAATATAGTTAATAGCAACCTATTAAGAGCATTTGTTTCGTTTACTCTTAGTGGATATGTTACATCAATCGAGTTGCTTATGAATACCAATACAAGAAATACTACAACAACAATAACACCCACAACCACATCCACATCTAGCACAACGACATCTACCAGATCGACATCTACCAGATCGACATCAAGTAGCTCTGGATCATCATACTAGGAGACAGTAACTTGGGAAGTAACAGCCTACAAGACTTTATAAATGACTTTAAGGGCGGTAATAGAGGTCACCGTTATGATGTGGTAATGGATTATCCTACACAGATTACTGGGACTAGTGCTACTGATTTGAATAGATTTTTTGTTCGGTCTGCTGCATTACCAGCAAGTCAAATAAATCCAATAAGGATACCATATAGAGGAAGAGTTTTAAAGTACCCTGGCGATAGGATTTTCTATCCATGGACATTTAGGGTTCTAGATCAAAATGACGGTGAAAATAAATCCATATGGAATAATTTTAATGCATGGAGCAATTACATCAATGAATACGAAGCAAATACGCATAATGATGACTGGGATAGCATCACTACTGAGTGGAAAATAAAACAAACAGATGCACAGGGTGAAGATGCAAAAACTGCAACACTTTACGGTTGTTGGCCAACAGTCGTTGGACCAATAACGCTCGATTCTAACGCCATAGATACTTTAGTAGAATTTACAGTAACTGTAGAATATCAATGGGCAGAAATCGATTAATATTATGGAGAACGATAAAAAATGGCATTAAATATACTCGGATTTACAATAGGTAGAACCCCTGATGGAGAAACTGTCGAACCAATAAAGGAGACAGAAAAATCTCCAATTGTACCGGATGAATATGATGGCTCGTATATGTACGAAACAGGAGGAATCCTTGGTACATACGTAGATTTTAGTGGTGCAGTACGTGATGAAAATGCACTTATTCAGCAGTATAGAGGAATTGCGCTTTACCCAGAAGTAGATAATGCCATCGAAGACATCTGCAATGATGCTATTGTTATGGGTAGTGATAGAAAACCCGTTAAACTGAGTCTAGATAAGACAGATCTGTCAGATACAATCAAAAACAAAATATACAATGAATTTGATTATGTTCTAAGGTTGATGGATTTCCATACAAAGGCATATGAAATATTTAGACGTTGGTACGTCGATTCTAAATTGTTCTATCATATGGTAATTGATGACGAAAATCCTATAAGGGGTATTACAGAATTGCGTCCGATTGATCCTACCAAGATTAAGCGGGTAAGAAAAATAATCAAAGATAGAAAATCACCGAATAGTACTGAGACACCTATGGTTTCTGCTATCGAAGAATTTTTCATGTACACGAACACGGATAAGGATTCAATTTACCAAACACCATCTTCCGGTTTGAGAATTACGAAAGATTCTGTTGCATATGCAAACTCTGGCTTAGTTGATGCAAATTCGAAGCGTGTTGTTGGGTATCTTCAAAAGGCAATTCGACCTGTAAACATGCTTCGTCAAATTGAGGATGCTGTTGTTGTCTATAGAATTTCTCGCGCACCGGAAAGAAGAATATTTTATATTGATGTGGGTAACCTCCCCAAACAAAAGGCAGAGCAATATCTTCGCGAGATCATGCAAAGATACCGAACGAAGATGATTTACGATCAGTCTACTGGACAGATTCAAGACAGCAGAAACCACATGTCCATGCTCGAAGACTATTGGCTTCCTCGTAGAGAAGGTGGTAGAGGAACGGAAATTAGTACTCTATCCGGGGGACAGAATCTCGGTCAGATGGAAGATGTAGAATACCTTCTTCGCAAGGTGTATAATGCATTGAACGTACCAGTGACTAGAATGCTTCCGGACAGCGGTTTTAACATGGGCAGAGCAGCAGAAATTACCCGTGATGAAGTTAAGTTTTATAAGTACATTGAACGACTTCGAAGTAGATTTGGTACAGTTTTCCTTTCTATACTACGAGTACAGTGCATTCTAAAGGGTATTATCACAGAAGAAGATTGGAATGAACTGAGTCCAACTATAGAGCTGGAATTTAATAGAGATTCCTACTTCACCGAACTAAAAGAAAATGAAATATTAACTAATAGACTACAGATGCTCAACAGCATTCAGCCTCTTATTGGGCAGTATTTCTCAAATAATTATGTGAAAAAGAATATCCTTCGTATGTCTGATGAAGAAATAATCAAGATGGATAACGAAATACAAGTAGAAATGGCACAGCAACCACAACAATTCGCAATGCCACCAGAGGAAATACAAGGATGAATTCACTCAAAGCAATACAGAGTTTACTAGAGGAAAATCTTGATGAATTCAAGAATAATGTAAATTCCATTATCAAAAATAAAATGAAAGAGAACGCCGTACATTCTTCATTTGAGATTGTCGAAGGCATTTTTAAAAATGAAAATAATCTAAATAATGATGGAATACTGCATTTAAATGTGGTTGAGGTATTACAGGAAAGTATTAGACAGAAATCTAATATTACTTTAGAACTATCTGATCTATCCGAAGTAACACTTAAGCCATATCAAAGTGAAAAGGTATTGCGAGTATTCGATGATGTAAACGAAGAAAATCAAAAATCTCTTATAGAGAATTTGATTTCTTCAAAAATTGGTTTCGAAAAATCAATAGATTTCTGTTCTAAGTACAAGAGAAAGGCAAACTAATGTCGCACAGTTTAGATATAATCAAACACATTCTTGATGAAAATCTTATCGATGCAAAAAGAGCAACCGAGGATTATCTCAATGATATTCTTTCCGGTTCATTAAAAGAGCAATACAAAGAAGTTGCTCCCGAAATGTTCAACGATGAAGTTGAGCAAGAAGTCGAAGATTAAAGAGAAAGGTAAGCATAAAGATGAAACTCATCACGGAAATGGTAGAAGACGTAGAGTGTCTTGTTGAGGGTAAAAACGACTCAAAGGAGTATTACATTCAAGGCATCTTTATGCAAGCTGAACAAAAGAATCGTAATGGTAGGATTTATCCAATGAAACATATTAACCCTGCCATTGAAAAATACATTACTGAATATGTAGACCAAAATCGTGCTCTTGGGGAATTGAATCACCCATCAGGACCAACGGTAAATCTTGATAAAGTGTCACACATCATCAAAGAACTGCATTCTGATGGTAATAATTTTATGGGTAAGGCAAAAGTTATTGACACCCCCATGGGCAGAATTGTAAAGAATTTGATCGAAGAGGGAGCAAAACTTGGTGTTTCCTCTCGCGGTATGGGCTCACTCAAGAAAACAGGTGGTTTAAACGAAGTACAAAATGATTTTATTCTTTCTGCGGTAGACATTGTTGCAGATCCATCAGCTCCTGATGCCTTTGTTAATGGTATTTTAGAGGGAAAGGAATGGATATGGGATAACGGATTACTACGTGAACAAGAAATTGCTCGATATGAAAAACAGATAAAAGAATCGTCACGTAGAAAACTAGAAGAAACAACTCTGAATGCGTTCAGAGACTTTATCTCAAAATTATAATTTTATAAATAGGAAGAATAGGCTAAAAGGAGCTTTCTAATGCCAGAAGAAACAAACACAGAACTTACAGAAAATGTAGAGAACTACGGTTCAGAAGATTACGATACCTCTGGTAGAGGCTCACACGACGCCTCTGGTAAGGGTGATATGACCGCCGGTACGGAAGTAATTCCTGATGGTGTCGCACAGGGTAATATGGCTTCGGTTGCTGCAAAGGCACCAGCATATGATCCCGCTACTGTTTACGTCCCAACCATGGGTGCAGAAGAAGTAGCAGAACATCTTGATGCCATGTTTGATGGTCAAGAGCTTTCAGAAGAATTTATGACAAAGGCAGGAACCATTTTTGAAGCTGCTGTTAACAGCAAAATCAATGAGGTTGCCGAACAACTCGACGAGACTTATCGTCAAATCCTCTCGGAACAGCTAGAAGAAGTAGTTGGTAATCTTGCTGAGAAGCTCGATGAATATCTCAACTATGTTGTTGAAGAATGGATGGATAAGAATGAGGTCGCTGTTGAGCGTGGGATTAAGACTGATGTTGCTGAGTCATTCATCAAGGGACTCAAGAGTCTCTTCGAAGCTCACTATGTCAACATTCCTGACGAACGGTATGATGTTCTTGACGAACTTTTTGAAGCCAATGAACAGCTACAGAAAGAACTCAATGAGCAGATCGAAACCAATGTTGGAATGCGTGGTCAGTTAAATGAAACTGCAAAGCATCAGATTTTCAATCACTATGCTTCAGATCTAGCTGATACTGAAATTGAAAAGTTTTCAGTATTAGCAGAAAACGTTTCGTTTGATGATGCTGAGTCATTTGCAAATAAACTTGCAACAATCAAAGAGTCGTACTTCCAAGGAAATGTACTAGTATCACAACCTGTAGAACTAATCGAAGAAACTACTAACCCAAGAATTTCAAATGGTTCGGTAATGGACAACTATGTTGACACTGTTGCTTTCCAGATGAGAAATAAATAAACACTAAGGAGAAATCTAAAATGGATTTTGATAACACAACACCATATGATGCTCTCTGCGAAAAGTGGGATCCCCTACTAGAGCACGAAGCATTACCAAGAATCGAAGATTCTTATAAGAAGAAGGTCACTTCTGTCCTTCTAGAAAACCAAGAAAAGGCTCTTCGTGAGCAGTACATTACCGAAGCAGGACCCGCCAACCAAATGGGCGGCAACTTCTCTGATCCACAAGTTGGTGCAGTAGCAGGTAAGCTCGCTGGTTACGATCCCGTCCTTATCAGCCTCGTTCGTCGTGCTATGCCAAACCTAATGGCTTACGACATTGCTGGTGTTCAGCCCATGAGCGCCCCCACTGGACTCATCTTCGCGATGCGTGCTCGTTACACTGAGCAAGCAGCAGCAGGATCCGGTGTCGGACAGAACGTCACTCCAGATAGTAGTGATGGTCAGGAAGCTCTCTTCCAAGAAGCACAGACTATGTTCGGTGGTTCGGGTAACACTTCGGGTAACAAGGCAGCATTCAGTGCAACTGGTGGTGTAAACCCATCTGGTATTACTGGTGGCTTTACTGGTGCTACATTCGGATCTGATCCCCGTGCTGCAAACACCCCTCTTGCTAACACCATGCGTGGAATGCTTACTGGTACTGCCGAGCTTCTCGGTACTGATGGACAGAACAACTTCCAACAGATGGCGTTCAACATTGATCGCGTTGCTGTTGAAGCACGTTCCAGAGCACTCAAGGCTGAGTACACCACTGAGCTTGCTCAGGATCTCAAGGCTGTTCACGGACTTGATGCAGAGACTGAACTTGCTAACATTCTTAGCACCGAAATTCTCTCCGAAATCAACCGCGAACTCGTTCGTAGTATCTACTACAACGCAGAACTTGGCGCACAGCAGAGAGACCTTGCTGGTAGGAACGGCGCAGACATCACCCTCGCAGCCGGTGGTATCTACGACCTCAACGCTGACTCTGACGGTCGATGGAGCGCAGAACGCTTCCGTGGACTCATGTATCAGATTGAGCGCGAAGCCAACATTATCGCCAAGGAAACTCGCCGTGGTAAGGGTAACTTCATCATCTGCTCGTCTGATGTTGCAAGTGCTCTCGCAATGGGTGGCTTCCTTAACATCTCACCAGCCCTCAACACTCAGCTCGATGTTGATGACACTGGTAACACCTTTGCTGGTGTTCTCAATGGTAAGATGAGAGTCTACATTGATCCTTACTCCACCACAACTGGTACTGACTTCGTTTGTGTCGGTTATAAGGGTGCGAGTCCATACGACGCTGGTATGTTCTACTGTCCCTACGTCCCACTCCAGATGGTACGTGCGGTTGGTCAAGACACCTTCCAGCCCAAGATCGGATTCAAGACTCGGTACGGAATGGTCAACAACCCATTCGCTCGTTCCGATGGTTCCGGTGAAGTCTTCAACACCTCTGCCGGTGGTAACTTCTACTACCGTCTCTTCGGTGTTACTAACCTTCACGGTAACGCACCTGTCTGATCTTGATCTTAGGATCTCAATTAGAATAAGCAGCGAGGGTCTTCGGACCCTCGTTGTTTTTTTATATAAATACTAGTATGAGCGATCAACCAAGAACAAATAACTATCTCGCAACCAACTTTTTTCAGTTGGAAATTACCAATTTCCCAACAGTGACATATTTTTGTCAATCTGTAAACTTACCATCGTTAACGGCATCAGTCGTGGAAGTTCCTGTTGTTGGTATGGGATTACCAGTAAAATCCCCTGTTGGTAGATATTCGTATGAGAATATGTCTGTATCTTTCCTTGTTGATGAAAACATGGAAAATTGGTTGGAAGTGTATAATTGGATGACAGAAATGCGAGCATTTGATACTGATTGTGCAGAAAAAGATTATGAAGACTTGTTTTCTGATGCAACTTTAAAGATAATGGACGGATCGTATACACCAATTAAAACGGTAACAGTGCAGGACATGTTCCCAGTTGGTATTAGTGGTGTACAATTTTCATCAGTTGTTGTTGATACTGAACCAGTTATCGCAACAGCAACATTTGCTTTCACAAAATATGAAATAGAGAATGCTACATGAATCTAAATGATCTATATGAGATGGTACAGCAAGATTTAGACATTGATAAAACAGAACTTGACACAGAATCACTAAAGACTCCACAACTACATAACAAATACCTAATTCTACATAGCCAAGAAAAGCTAAAGCTAGAGCAATTGTTTTCTGAGAAGAAAATTAAAAGAAAGAATAAATGGTTATATTACACTGGCAAAATGTCAGAAGAACAGTTACGATTTCATGGCTGGGAGCCATTCGATCTAACTATTCTAAAAACCGATGTAGATCGGTTTATTGATGCTGATGATGATATGATCAAATTATCAGCTAAAATAACATTACAGCAAGAAGTGGTAGATTACCTAGAGAGTGTTGTAAAACTTATATCAAACAGACAGTGGAATATCCGAGCTGCATTAGATTGGATCAAATTCACACAGGGTGTATAGTGACATAAATAAAGTATGAGCGATATATCGGTATCTAAAATTGATGCGGTGGATTTAAAGATTGAGTGTGATGACTCGATAGCAAAAGAACTAAATCAATTTTTCACTTTCTATGTGCCTAATTATGAATTCACACCCGCATACAAAAATAAAAAGTGGGACGGTAAAATACGACTGTTCAATTTGTATTCTCGAAAGTTGTATATTGGACTATTAGATTATCTAGTACAATTTGCAAAAGATAGAAAATATACCATTGATCATGAAATAGTAAACGATGATGCAATAACAATTGATGATGTATCTGCAATTGTATCTGAATTACAAATTGAATCAAGAGGTAAGCCTATCACACCACACGATTATCAAATTGATGCCATATTACACGCCATTAAGAAAAAACGAACTCTTCTTCTCTCACCAACAGGTAGTGGAAAATCTTTAATAATTTATTCACTTGTTAGATATCATCTAAGCCAATTGCAGCAAGATGAAAAGATTTTAATTGTTGTGCCTACCACTGGTCTTGTGTCGCAGATGTATAATGATTTTCGAGACTATGCAGGAAAAAACTGGGACGTAGAAAAAAACTGCCATGTTATATTCTCTGGTCAAGACAAGATCACACACAAACAGGTAGTAATTTCTACATGGCAGAGTATATACAAAATGCCCAAAGATTTCTTTAATAGCTATAAAGTGGTATTTGGTGATGAGTGTCATTTGTTCAAAGCAAAATCCCTAACAACACTAATGACAAAATTAACAGAGGCAGATGTTCGAATAGGGACAACAGGTACTCTGGATGGAACTCAAGTACATAAACTAGTGATTGAGGGATTGTTTGGTAGAGTTCGTAATGTGACAACCACCAAGACATTGATGGAAAGGCATGTTCTTTCTAATTTACAAATAGATTGCCTTGTGTTACAATATAGCCAATCAGAAATACAAGAAATAAAAAGAGCTTCGTATATGGATGAAATGAAGTGGATAATCGCAAATCCAAAAAGAAACAAATTTATAACGGATTTATGTGGAAAGATTCAAGGAAACACGTTAGTACTATTTAACTATGTGGAACTCCATGGAAAACCTCTTTATGAGATGATAACAAAAACATATCCAGATAAAAAGGTATTTTTCATATACGGAGGAACAGATGCCGATCAAAGAGAAAAAATCCGACAAATCGTCGATAAAGAAAAGGAAGCTATTCTTGTCGCTTCTTATGGAACCTGCTCTACCGGGATTAATATTCGCAACATTAATAACATTGTTTTTACTTCACCATCTAAATCAGTGGTTCGAGTCCTACAGTCGATAGGAAGAGGACTCAGACGCTCTGAGAGCAAGGACAGCGTAAAGCTGTATGACATTGCAGATAATCTTTCTCATAAAAAATACAGAAACCATACAATGAAGCATTTAGACGAAAGAATCAAAATATATACTAATGAACATTTTGATTATAAATTGATTCCCATTACGCTATAAGGAGATCCAATGAATTCATCATACCGTGTTCTTAAACTTCAAAGTGGTGAAGAAATTATTGCAAAAATAAAAGGACGAGAAAAAGGAAGAATCATTCTTGATAGTCCCATGATATTTCAAACAACTTCTCGTAGTGATGCATTTGGTCAAACTAAAGAGATTACATTTTTAAAGGATTGGTTATCTAATACATCTGAAAATACTATTGATATTCCAGAAAACTTTATTATCAGTTGGTTAAAACCATCTCAGAATGTTACTAAGTTATATGATATTGAAAGAAAGCTGAAACAAGAAGATAATTTGCAAAATAAGTTTCATCCACCCACCAAAAAACCACCAACACCACCATTTAATATGGACAAGTTAATGGAAGCAATGGATGCCCTTGATAATGATAATGATGAAGACAAACCTCTTTTCATGCACATGATGATTCCTCCGGACATGGTAAAGGAACTCTTTGAACAGGGTTTATTAGATGATATTGAAGATGAACTGGAGGATGCCTTAGATGGGTTCTATGAAGAAATAAATGATCACAAGTATACAGGTGATGAAAAAGATGACCCAAACTATGGCAATAGGTGGACTGATTGGAACCCAGATCCTCGTGATGATGAGTACCTTTAAGTAACTTTATATTATCCTTTTCTCCCCCTACACAGGGGATTATAAGGGTGTTTTGTATTTTGTCAAATAAAAAATTGTATTTTGTAGGAAAGTAGTTATACTCATAGCATGTCAAAGAAAAAGAATCATTACATAGACAACAAAGAGTTTTATGAAGCAATGTGTCAGTGGAAATCTGAAATACATGAGGCGGAAGATCAAGGTGATAAACGTCCTCCAATATCAGAGTACATAGGATCATGCTTTATCAAGATAGCAGAGCACTTAGCACAGAAGCCAAATTTTACAAATTATCCATATAAGGATGAAATGATAAATGACTCTATTGAAAACTGCTTGATGTATGCTCATAATTTCGATCCAGAAAAATCAAAAAATCCATTTTCATATTTTACTCAGATAATATATTATGCTTTTTTGCGAAGAATAGAGAAAGAGAAGAAGCAGAATTATATAAAATATAAATTAGCTGAAATTCAAGATGATGGTAGCATGAGCACATGGTTCAAAGAAAACTATTTTGAGAAAGATAATGTTCGCGTTGCAATGAGAGAACATTTTAATCTGTCCGAGGAGGATGTTAAAAGAATGACTCCAAAGAGCAAGTCAAAAAAAGGAACCACGGGACCATTTGAATGAAGATAGCAATTCTAAATGACACCCATTTTGGTGCAAGGAATGATTCTTCTATATTCTTAGATCACTTTCTAGACTTTTTTGAAGATCAATTTTTTCCATATTGTGTAAAAAACAATATAGATCAGATCTTACATCTTGGCGATTTAATGGATCGTCGGAAATATGTAAATTTCAATACTCTCCGTGAGGTCAGGAAAAGATTCTTTGAGCACCTTGAGTCTAATAGATTGCACATGCATTGTATTGTGGGTAATCATGATACATTCTATAAAAACACAAACGAGGTTAATTCACTAAAGGAATTATTCACTGGTAAAAATGAATACTTTCATTTATATGAGCGACCAACAGCGGTAGAATTTGATGGACTTTGCATTGGACTTGTGCCATGGATGTCTCCGGAGATGCAGGAAGAATGTACAGAGTTTTTAAAAACTTGTAGTTGTCCGATCATTGGTGGTCATTTTGAATTGAACGGATATGAAATAATGCGCGGCGTTAAGTTCAAACATGGTATGTCAGATGAGTTATTGCAACGATTTGAAATGGTATTGTCTGGTCACTTTCATAGTAAGAGCACAAAGAAAAATGTGCATTACTTAGGAACCCAATATCAAATCACCTTTAGTGACTTGCACGACAAAAAGGGGTTTCATGTTCTCGATACAGAAACTCGCGAATTAGAATTTATAGAGAATAAGCGACGTAAATTCTACCACATAGAATATGATGATGAGAATCCGGAGATGTTAGTCAATCTAGATTTCAAACAATATAAGGATTGTTATCTAAAGATCATTATCAAGAACAAAACAAAGAGAAAATTGTTTGATGCTTTCCTTGATACTCTATACAAGCACAAGGTAGTTGATGTCACTGTTGTGGAAGATATGACTGATTTCACAATCGAGGAGTCTGATATTGACATGGCTAAAGATACTCTTACAATCATTAATGATGAAGTTGATTCCGATACCGAGATTAAAGATAAATCAGAAATCAAACAAATTATTCGTGACTTGTACATGGAAGGTTTGAGTAGCTGGGAATAGTATGCTAACATTTGAAACTGTGAGATTTAAAAACTTTGGTTCATTTGGTAATGTGTTTACAGAAATAAAAATGAACAAGCATAATACTGTGTTGGTATCAGGAAGGAATGGTCATGGTAAATCATTCGCGCTTCTTGATGCTATTACCTTTGGTCTATTTGGTAAACCATTTCGTAAGGTGAATATTCCACAGTTAGTGAATACGGTTAACCAAAAGGATTGTTTGGTTGAGGTTGAATTCTCTACACCCAAACATAAGTACAGAGTTGTTCGTGGATTGCAACCAAAGGTATTTGAGATCTACAAGGACGGGGATCTTCTTCCACAGAATGCAAAGGCAAAAGATTATCAGCGACTGCTAGAAGAGCAGATTCTGAGAATGAACTATAAGTCGTTCACTCAGATTGTTATTCTAGGATCTTCGTCCTTTGTCCCATTCATGCAGCTTACTCCTGCGGATCGTAGGGAAGTTATTGAGGATATTCTTGATATCAAGATCTTTAGTGTGATGAATGGATTACTGAAGTCAAAGGTGTCTGAACTCAAAGAGAATTTGAATATTATTCAGAATAAAATTGATATTGCAAATGAGAAAATAACTCTTCAAGAGAGTCATGTTGATACGCTTGAGATGAAGAGTCAGGAACGAATCGATAAAAATAGGAACAAAATAGAATCTTTGATTGAAGAAGGAAAATCTACACAGAATAGTATAACGAAGATAACAGATCATATTGACATTCTTCAAAGTAAACTTCCACAAAAAGAGCAGTTTATGGTTAGTTTAAAGAATGTTGAAAAAACTGAAAGTACACTTGAAGGTGATCTGAAACGTTTGCGTAAGGATATTGCTTTCTATACTTCTAACACAAGCTGTCCTTCTTGTAGACAGGATATTGATGAGGATTTTAGACAAAGTATCCTTAATCAACGAGCAACAGAAAAGATAAATCTGGAGGAGCGGTTAGAGGGTGTTGGAGTGCTCATACGGGATACTCTCGACAAGATAAATTCTATTCAAGATGTGGAGACTGACATTCAAAAGCAGGAGAAGAGAATCATTGAACTAGAAAGTACGATGAAATCTTTGTATTCTCAGATTCAGTATATCGAGCAAGAGATAAATGATCTAGAAACGAATAGAGGTAATATTGATGATGAGAAATTAAAGCTACAGGAATTCTTACATAATAAAGAGGAATCTTTGGCTGAGAAGGAACAAGTTCTTAATCAGAAATATAATTATGACATCGTTCATGATCTACTGAAGGATGCAGGAATCAAGTCGAAGATTATTAAGTATTATCTTCCTATCATGAATAAGTTGATCAATAAGTATCTTTCCTCAATGAACTTCTTTGCAAACTTTACTCTCGATGAAGAATTCAATGAGACGATTAAAAGTAGGCATAGAGACACGTTTAGTTACATGAGTTTTAGTGAGGGTGAAAAACTACGAATCGATCTTGCTTTAATTCTATCGTGGAGAGAGATTGCAAAGATTAAGAACAGTGCAAACTGCAACCTACTTATTTTAGACGAAGTGTTTGACTCCTCCCTTGACTCCATGGGTACTGATGATCTTATGAAACTACTAGAGGATCTTTCTATAAATACTAATATATTTGTTATTAGTCACAAGTCAGATCAGTTAGCAGATAAGTTTTCGAACTATCTGGTTTTTGAAAAGAAAAATAATTTTAGTAGAATAAAGTAATGCCAAGTCTTTTTGATTATGATCTGGGCGATTGGAAAGATCCATACCCCCCACCTGTGATGGAGGAGCACGAAGAATTTATCATTGTTCGTGATGATTTTCTTGATGGTGGATCAAAGATGCGTTTTGCAGATTATTTAATACACAATGAAACGGAGATAGAAGAATGGGTATATGGGAGTTCTCCCGCAACTGGGTACGCACAGATTTCTCTTTCGTGCTTATGCCGCAAATATGGTAAGAAGTCAGTAATTTTTATGGCTGATCGTGCGAAGGATAAATTACATGAATATCAGTTGCGTGCTATAGATAGTGGAGCTACAATGAAATGGGTTCCAAATGGTATGCTGTCAGTGACAGAGAAAAGAGCAAGAGATTATGTGCAAGAAGATCCTATCAAGCGTAGATTACTTCCTATTGGTTTTGATCATCCTAGTGTTATCGCTTCCGTTACTAGGGTTGCTCGCAATATGGATGTCTCCCCAACCGAAGTATGGACAGTTGGATCTTCCGGAACCCTCACTAGAGGATTACAGCAAGCATGGCCAGATGCATCGTTCCATTGTGTTTCTGTTGGACACAAGGGAGACTACGGAAGAGCAAAAGTCTACAGATGCGAAATCCCCTTCAACAGAGAAACAAAAGTAAAACCTCCCTTTCCCTCTGCACCAACGTATGATGCAAAGGCGTGGGAATTCATGAAAGAACATGCTTCACCCGGAGCATTATTTTGGAACGTAGGAGCTTAGGAAATGTATAAACTCGATTATGTGTGGTTAGATGGATACGATGTAAAAAACATGCGAATGAAGACTCGTTATTTTAATGGGTATGAATTGGACATGTCAGATCTTCCTGTGTGGGGGTTTGATGGTTCTAGCACTAAACAAGCAGAAGGACATTCTAGTGATTGTGTTCTAGAACCAATTAAGTTATATAAGAATCCACTAGATCCAATGGGAATGTCTAATATTGTTCTTTGTGAGGTAATGAATCCTGATGGGACTCCTCATGCATCAAACACTCGCGCACAGCTTAGATCAATAATTGATAATTGTGGTGGGTTAGAAACTGTTGCCAAGGATATGATGTTTGGTATCGAACAGGAATATGTCATTTTTGACAAGAATACGGGTAGACCTAGTGGATGGCCATCTAATGGATTTCCCCCACCACAAGGAAGATATTACTGTGGTGTTGGTGGAGATGTCGTAGAGCATCGTGACTTGGTAGATGAACACGCTGAAATGTGTAATCGCATTGGTATTCCTGTACAGGGAACTAATGCCGAAGTAATGCTTTCTCAGTGGGAATATCAAGTTGGTCCTTCCAATGTTATTGATGTTTGTGATCATTTGTGGACGGCAAGATTTATTCTAGAAATGCTCGCAGAGAAGAGGGGTCTTTATATTAAATTTGACCCTAAGCCTGTTGCTGGTGACTGGAACGGGTCTGGTGCTCATATCAACTTCTCTAGTAAGTTTATGCGGGAAGAAGCTACCATCGATGATATTGATGATATTTGCAGAGAGATCGGTAAGTATGGACATGAAATGCTTTCTGTGTATGGTAAGGACAACGACAAGCGGTTGACAGGCAGTCATGAAACTGCTCATATTGAAGACTATACATGGGGAGTTTCTGATAGGAGTGCTTCTATTCGTATTCCTATGTCAACGGCAAATAAGGGAAGAGGTCATCTAGAAGACAGGCGACCGGCAGCAAATATTGATCCGTATGAGGCTGTCGGGGTTATTACCAAGTACTTGAATATTATTGAAAAAGAAGTTGCACAACCTTCATTGTTCGTGTAATATGTCTGATATGAAAAAGTTCTACGAACGAAACGACCATGTTATCAATAGCGATGTGAATGTCTTGTTCGAAGAGCTATTAGATATGAATCCCCAGAAGTTCGAGGAATGGGTCATCCGTATGCGGAGAGAGATAACACGCGCATGGGATGCATACGGATGCCCTCCTCGAACGGGGAAAAACGAAAAAGATATTATAGATTCTTTTAACAGATTGGAATCTTACCCAGTTCATCAGTTCACCCATACTGATGAGCTTTCTGACGTTGATAATGATGTTATAATTAATAAGTCTCGTGCCGGTGTAGAGGTGGATCAATGGTTCTCTAATATGTTTAAAACGAGAATTAATTACAACGAAAAGGATGATGGGTATTCAATATATGACCTGGTCGCAGATTCAGACTATTTATCTCGTGTTGTGCGCGGTGCAAGTCGCCACCTTCGTCGCGATTCCTTCTATTCTCATGCTCTTTCTGCTATTAAGCACAGTAAAAAGTATTCTATCGTCGATGTTTCTTCGGGTGACGAATGGATGGATGCGTATTTTAAAAACCCTGAGTTGTTTAAGGGATATGATTTCATGCTCGAAGAGGTCAAGATCCGAGATGGACTGAACAGTAGTTATTTCCAACTTGAGCAGTCCGACATTCTACAGCTAACAGATTACCAAGTAGAGATGTGGAAAGATTTACTTTCCTATAGACATCATTCTACCTTTGATATTGAGAACATGTCCAATGAAAAACTCTATGCCATCCGTATTTACAAAAAGGGAAATCGGATATTTCCTTCTGGCTTTAAATGCTTTAGAATTGGTTATATACAGCCTGCTGTTAATTTTCCTCCAATGACAGCTAAATATCTCTATGAGAGGTTTACTGATGATATCAAGTCACAAGAAACAATTAAAATCTTTGACCCCAGTTCAGGCTGGGGTGGTAGAATTCTTGGCGCTATGTGCTGTCGGGATGATCGCAATATTCTTTATATTGGTACTGATCCCAATCCTGATAATTTCTACAGTGATCGTAGCTCTAAGTATGGTGATGTTGCCGATTTTTACAATACTAGAACGTATCGGGGTAATCCCTTCTTCAGTTCTACAAACAATTACGAGATTTATCAGTTAGGTTCTGAGGAGATTCATAAAAATGAAGATTTTCAAAAACACCGGGGATCGATTGACTTGGTTTTCACTTCACCTCCTTATTTCAATAGAGAGGCGTATAGTGAAGATGCGAATCAGTCTTACAAAAAGTATGGATCGTCGTATCAATCATGGAGAGACGGATTTCTTCGTCCTACCTTAAAGAATTGTGTTGACTGGTTGCGTCCTGATCGGTATCTTCTTTGGAACGTAGCAGACATCAAAGTGAAAAATGATTATCTGCCACTAGAAGAAGATTCAAAAAATATTCTTGAAGAGTATGGAATGGTATATAAATATACACTGAAAATGGCAATGGAATCCATGCCTGGTCAGAACAGACTTGATGAGAATGGAATTCCTAAGTGTAAGAATTTTTGTAAAGTTGACGGACGTTATCTCAAATATGAACCTGTGTTTGTTTTTTGGAAACCAAAATGATCTCTGAAACAGCGTGTATTGTGGAAAAGTGGATTGATGAGTACATCCAAGCTCTTCAGTCCAATGATAGTGTAGTAAGAAGAAACGTAAAGGCTCTTATAGCAACCAATCAAGTAAAGCCACGAGAAGCAAAGCAAATTGCAAATCATTTTGATGCTTTACTTTCCGAAATTAATGCTGTTCTGGGTAAGGTAGATGATGATCTGGTGGAAGGGTGGTCATACCTTAACACGACTAAACTCAAAAGGCTACAATCCTATCTAGAAGTGATTGTTAGTGAGTTTACTGCAAAGGGAACAATCAAGAGGCGAAAGCGTAAGATTAAACCAGAGCAAATGATCAAGAATCTAAAGTATCTCAGCGAGTTTGAAGGTATAGGTTCTAGTGTAGACCCAAAGAATATTATTGGGGCTAAACATGTTTTGTTGTATAATGTAAAGCAGAAGAAGATTGCATTGTATACGTCTACTTCTGGGATGCAAGTCAAGGGTAGTACCCTTAAGGGATATGATTCTGCTATAATCAAGACATGTGGTCGTAAGGGATTTTCGTGGATACAGTCATTGGTTTCCTGTCCTATTGTTAGGGTGGTTAATGAAATAAATAATATTAGTTCTAAAGAGCAGGATTCTACAGGAAGAATTAACAAAGACACGCTAATATTAAGAGCAGTGAAATGAGCAATATCAATATCAGAGGAAATTTTACGTATAGGGGAGATTTTGAGGCTATGCTTCCTAGTGGCTCTCCTGTAAATTATGCTGTAAATGATTTGGTATTATTTGAAGGTAAATTGTTCATTGCAACGGCATCAATTTCTGGTCACTCTCCTGACACCAGCAGTGATTGGGTTCCATGGGGTAATTCTAGAATTTCTTTTAGATCCACGATTCCGCCAGAGGCAAAAGTTGGGGATACGTGGGTAAACACAAATACAGGTAGGTTTTACACATTTTTAAATGATGGTGATACAGAACAATGGGTTGAGTTATAATGAAAAAAGAAAATAGTAAACGTCAGCAAAGATGGTATAATGAAGAACCAAAAATAAAAAAAGAGAAGAATGTCAAGAAAAAGAAACGACATTCATCGAAAGAAAATTTACGGGATATTGTACAAGGAAATCTAGATTATGATGAGTATATGGAAATGGAAGACTGGAGTGATTCACGGTGAAATTTAGCAAGAAGACATTTGAAATTCTTAAGAACTTTTCTACAATTAACTCAAATATTTTGGTCAAGCCTGGAAACAAGTTAGCTACCATAACTGGTGCTAAGAATGTTATGGCTGAAGCCGTGGTGAATGAGGAGTTTGATGTTGAGTTTGGTATTTGGGATCTTTCCAAGTTTCTTGGAACTATTTCTCTTTTTCAGGATCCAGAATTTGAATTTGAAGATAAGTATGTTCTAATCAAGAGTTCAACTGGATCATGTGTAAAATACTATTACTCGGAACCATCGTTGCTGACGGTTCCTCAGAACCGTCTAACTATGCCCGAAACTGTAGTTTCTTTTGGGTTGACGCAGGCAGTCTTTAGTGAAATTCAACGCGCTGCAAGCGTTTTGCAACTCCCCGATCTTGCTATTCGTTCAGTGGATGGTGCTATTGTTGCTACGGTTCTTGATATTAACGAACCAACGAGCAACGATTACGCGATTGTTGTTGGTGTAAACGACACTGGTGCTGAGTTTGATTTTCACTTTAAGATTGAAAACCTAAAGATTGTCCCCGGAGATTATACTGTAAATATTACAGATAAGATTGTCAGTGAGTTTGTCAACACTGCTGTTGATGTGACTTATTGGGTTGCACTTGAGTCAACTAGTAACTATAGTGGATAATCATGCAAGGTCTACTCGTAGAAAAGTATCGTCCACGGACGATTGATGATTGTATTCTTCCTATTGCTTTGAAGTCTACCTTCAAGGACATTGTTAAGACTGGTGAGTGTCAGAACCTGCTCCTGACGGGGGGAGCGGGGTGTGGTAAGACAAGTGTTGCTCGTGCGCTTTGCAATGAGCTTGGTGCAGATAATATTCTCATTAACTGCTCTGAAGATGGAAACATTGACACGCTCCGGACTAAAATTAGAACTTTTGCGAGCACTGTTTCTCTGAGCGGTAACAAGAAAATTGTTATTCTTGATGAGTTTGATTACAGCAACGCACAGAGTATTCAGCCTGCTCTCCGTGGAGCAATCGAGGAGTTCGCAAACAACTGTCGGTTTATTATTACTTGTAATTACAAGAATCGAATTATTTCTCCAATCCATTCTCGGTGTACAAACATTGAGTTTACTATTCCTTCAGAAGAGCGTCCGACTCTTGCTGGGGAGTTTATGGAGAGGGTTCGTTACATTCTTGACACGGAAAATATTCCATATGAGAGTGCGGTTCTTGCACAGTTGATTACAAAGTATTTTCCTGATTTCCGACGAGTTCTCAATGAGCTTCAGCGGTATTCGGTAGCTGGCATCATTGATGTTGGTATTCTTTCTCAAGTTGGTCAGGTGCAGGTCAAGGAACTTGCATCCGCCATGAAGAGTAAGAATTTCACCGAGGCTAGGAAATGGGTGGTTTCTAATCTAGATAACTCCCAGACAGAATTGTTCCGAAAAATATATGATGGATTGCATGACCATGTACAGCCTTCGTCTATTCCGCAAGCAATTCTGATCCTAGCCGATTATCAGTACAAGTCTGCCTTTGTTGCAGATCAAGAAATTAATCTTACGGCGTGTATCGTCGAACTTATGATGGAGTGTGAATTTAAATGACATATAAACCTTTACCGGATAATGTGACAATAAAGAATTCTGGAATTCATGGGTTGGGTCTATTTACCACAGTGGATATTCAGAGAGGTCATAATTTTGGTATTTCTCATGTGAGTAGTGTTAGGTTTGAGAATGGATATATTAGAACTCCACTTGGTGGGTTTGTTAACCATTCAGAAGAACCAAATTGTGAATTCCAAAAAGAGGAATCTGGATTCCCGGCGGTATTTAAGGAGTGTGGTGATTTTCTTTATATGAAAGCAATAAAGTTTATTCCTGCAAACACAGAACTGACTACAAAATATTTTATGTACAATATAGAAGATGGGAGCATAACAGTAGATGAGTAAATTTAAAGCATATGGTAATTGGGTGGCACTTAGAACGGTTTTTCGAGAAGAACATGTGAGTGAGGCTGGAATTCTTTATAAGGATGATCTCCCTGAAAACATGATGACATGGAGTGAAGTTGTTTCTGTTGGTCCTGATGTGAACGAGGACATTCTAGAGGGGGATCATGTATACTGGAAGTATGGAGCAGATCCCGGTTGCTTCTACAAGGACAATGAGGAGTCTCTTGACCTTGTACAGGCCCATAATCTACTCGCAGTGAAACGTCCAGATGAAGCTAAGTGAATATCTAAACGCGATTAATCATACAAAAATCGACCTTCTTGACACTGAGGATGAGAGTGTCGAGAAGGGATATACTCCATTTGTAGTTAATCGTTGTCTTTCGTACTTTATCGATACTATTCTGTATGCCAATGAAATGAACCGTCTACCACATACAGATAAAAAGATGCAGTTTGACTATCTTTTGAAATCTATTAGAAAGAACAAGCGGTATAGTAGGTGGCTTAAGAGAGAATCTGAAGAAAATCTGGATCTAGTAAAGCAATTTTACAACTATTCTGACTCAAAGGCTCGGGATATTCTTGATATATTGACAGATGATGATATTATCTGGATGAAACAGATGCTTGATAATGGGGGTGTGAGTAAGCCAAATAAATAAATACCTGTGTATGTTATGATATACGGAGTAATTAGATGGAAGATATTTTTAATGGTCATGGAATAGAGATCGATATAAAAGAAAAGGATGATTTCTTAAAAATACGAGAAACACTAACTAGAATGGGAGTTTCTTCTAGAAAAGAAAACAAACTATTCCAATCTTGTCATATATTACACAAGCGCGGTCGATATGCTATCATGCACTTCAAAGAGCTGTTTTTGATGGATGGTCTACAGTCTGATATAACAGATAACGATCTGGAAAGAAGAAATACCATTGTTGGTCTGTTAGAAGAGTGGGAATTGTTGGAAATACTCGATGAAAATTACGATGATCTTCCAAAGGCAAGTTTAGCTCAGATAAAAATTATTCCTCACAAAGAAAAGGCGGAATGGGAATTGATTCCAAAATACCATATAGGTAAAAAATAATGAATTTTAAAGTGATTAGTTATTATTGTGATGTAGATGAATCTAAATATTACGAAAAATCATACCATAGACTGAAGAACAAATTGGATGAATATGGGTATGATTATCACATTGAGCATTTACAAAGTCTTGGTTCATATAAAGAAAATTGCAGAAGAAAAATAGACTTTATAATTGAAAAGATTAATCAATTCGATGAGAATTTATTGTGGCTCGATATTGATACCATACTACTCAAGCGAATGGAACAATTGGAGAGCTTGATTGAGGGACCTGATTTGGTTTTTGCTGGTAGTAGTAAAGATTTGATATCAATGAAAGCCTCGCCGATACTGTTCATTAATAATGAAAACTCCAGAAAGTTTCTACAGGGATGGAAATCTCTAATAGATATTACTAGAGAAAATGGTGATGAGTGTTTTGATCATGAGGTTATGTTCAAATCAATTTTTGATGCAAAGGATTATTGTACATTTGCTGCTGTTGGTTATGAGTACTGCACATGGCCGGGACACGAGAATGAAGATACTGTGATATTGATGGGTCTTTCTGATGTTGATTCTAAGAAAGAGTCTCTACGAAAAATGGGCTTCCAAGAGGGAGCAATAGATTGGCAAACTGTGGGATTATATAATGAATGAAATAATGTGTGTTGGTCAACCCTTTACTGTTAGTCACTCTTCTTGCTCTGACTTGACACCAGAGTTATTTCGATGGACCAGTAAACCTAGTAATACCGATATTGTTGTGTGTATTGATGCTGCAATTGTTGGTGGCTTTGATAGTGATGATTTACCAGAAAATAGATTTGGTTGGTTGTGTGAGTCTCCGGTTATAATTCCGGACATGTATAGAACTGTGTCTGAGTACGCAGATGCTTTGCTCGAATACTATACCGCACTATTTACATGTGATAGTGAGCTTGCTGACGAACACGATAGAATACATCTGATTTCTTCTGGTAGTAATTTGCCATGGACTAAAGATTTTAATGTATACGAAAAAAGTAAAAATGTATCGTTGGTCGCTTCTCATAAAAACTTTACAGAGGGGCACAAGTTGCGACATGCATTAGTGGAAGAACATGCTGATGCATTTGATGTTATTGGATCAATTAATGGTGAGCGTATTGGTGGTAGTTTGTTTGATAAGATGGAAGGATATCGTGACTATAGGTTCACAGTAGTTGTAGAGAACTGCAAACATGATACCTATTATACAGAAAAACTAACTGATGCATTTGCAACTGGGACAATTCCTGTGTACTGGGGATCAGAGAAGGTGCGTGATATTTTTAATCCCGATGGTATTATTATGCTAACAGATGATTTTGATTTCTCTCAACTAACAGAGGAACTTTATCAAGAAAAACTAGATGCAGTTAAAGATAATTTTGAACGTGTGAAAAACTTAAAAATGGCTGATGATGAACTCTACGAAATCATACAAACCTATTGTTAAAAATGGTAATTACTTATTTTCCTCTAGTATAGAATTTCCGCAACCTGTTGAAATTCATTTTGTTCGTATAGAGGAGTTTGACAATTCCGATGCATATAAGGTCTTAGTGCTCTCTAGTGAGAGCGTTCTTTCTCCAAACAGAGAGAGTCTTGCTTCTGTTGTAGAAAATGCTTCGCGTTATGATTTGATTTTGTGTGCAGATGATGAAATAGTTGATTCATGTCCTAATGCCATATTATTTCCATATGGTTCTACTTGGCTGAATCGTGGCGAACTTAATCACCCAGACGGGCTTGGATACTTTGATCCAGAAGTACCTACATTCCATAAGCGTGATAGAACAATAAATGATGTTAGTTTTCTTGCGTCTTGGTATGATACGGATCGTCAGGGATACAATATAAGAAAAGAAATATGGGACAGACAGGAAGAAATTAATATTCCAATTATGTTCCATACAAGTAGAAAATCTTTCCTGAATGCCCCAAATCCATTACCCACAGGCGAAAAGGAAGATCTTTTTTATTCTATGTTCCACATCTGCATAGAAAATCAATCCGTGCGACATTATTTCACCGAGAAAATTGTTGATGCATTTTTAACATATACAATTCCTGTGTATTGGGGATGTCCAAATATTGGCTCGTATTTTCATACAGAGGGCATGATTCTGTTTGATACGGTTGATGAACTTATACCAAAATTAAATGAATTGACATATGAATATTATTATGATAAACTAGCATTTGTGGAAAAAAATAGAAAGATCGCAGAGTCTTATGCCAACTTCGGTGAAAGAATAGCCGAAGCAATCAATACAAAATTAAATTGATATTTAGTGGGAATTTGTCAATGGAAGAAATTCTAAAACTAGTAGAAGAGTATATTACAAAAAAGAATAACGAGAAGACTTGGGTTCCCGGTAAAGATATAGTCCAATATGCTGGACCTTATTTTGGTACTGAGGAGTACACCGAGTCAGTTAAGACTCTGTTGAATGGTTGGCTCGTTCTTGGTCAGTCTGGTATTAAGTTTGAAAGAAAGTTTCCTCGATTGATGGGTAAGGATTTTGGTATTCTTACCAATAGTGGTAGTAGTTCCAATCTTCTTATGATGTCGGCTCTTACTTCGAAGCGTGGAGCCAATTTACCAAAGGGAACCAAGGTTATCACTCCCATTGCTGGGTTCCCCACAACAATCAATCCAATTTTTCAAGTGGGGTTCGAGCCAGCGTTTGTTGATATTGACATAGACACATTGAACCTAAACTTAGATCAGGTAGAGGAGAGAGCAAAGGAGGGGTGTAAGGTTATTACGTTTGCTCACGTTCTTGGTAACCCACCAAACATGGATCGACTCATGGAGATTGTTGATGAGTACGGGTTGATTCTTCTTGAGGACTGCTGTGATGCACTTGGTTCTACTTATCGAGGTAGACCTCTTGGTAGCTATGGAGACTATGCATCATGCTCGTTCTACCCTGCCCACCATATCACTATGGGTGAGGGAGGTTTTGTTGCTTGTAATACAAAGAATCAGGAGATCGTTGCTAGGAGTTTCCGTGAGTGGGGTAGGGGATGTTACTGCGTTGGACAGAAGCAAGGTCTTCTCAAGAATGGTATGTGCAGAAATCGATTTTCTAACTGGTTACCCGCACTTCCTGATGAAATTTTTGACCATAAGTATGTCTATGATGAGATCGGATACAATCTAAAGCCTACAGATCTACAGGCAGCAATGGGACTTGTTCAATTGGAAAGATTGCCTGAGATTATTGAGAAGAGAAAGTATAATCACAAGCGTCTTTGTGATATTTTCTCTCGGTACGAAGAGTACTTTATTATTCCGGAGAAGACCGATCATTCTGATCCAGCATGGTTTGCTTTTGCACTAACAATACGTGACGGCGCTCCATTTAAGAGAAGAGATATTATTGATTATCTAGAGAACAATAAGATACAGACTCGTCCATATTTTGCTGGAAACATAATGTTGCAACCAGCTTACGAGGGATTGATGGATCAGAATGAGGTGATCGAGAAGTATCCCAATGCTCGTAAGATTACAACTGATACGTTCTTTTTAGGAACAAGTCCAGTGATAACCGATAATCAGTTGGATTATATTTCTGACGTAATTGATGGATTTATCAATGGAAGAAATTCTAAAACTAAAGGGGAGTTATAATAATGAAAATTACATTTTACAATAGATTCCATCGTGGAGATATACACTTTTCTAGATCGTTTGTAGAACACACAATTCGTTCTTTGCATAATATTCGTGATGATATTGAGTTTTCGTATATACATGAAAACTCTGCCGATACATTGTCAGATATTCCAAACCTGATAGAAATTCCTAACCAAACTATTACTTCAGACATCTGGCCAGATAAATGTATGATGGTTGTTAATAGATCAAATGAAGATGGTGAATTGAGTCTTGGTATTAATACGTGGATTGCATCCAATGATCATATATTCAGATCGAATTGTGGCTGTTGTTTCGCTGGAAATTTGGTTATGTGGCAGATGATCTGGAAAATTCTTGACAATGACCATGGTTTGAAAGTGATGCCCCCAGAAAACCCTCATGATCTATTACCAAAGATTGATTATGATCATTACAATCATTGTTCATTCGTTGATGATCATATTAAAAATACAGATGAAAAATATAGGAAACGTATTTTTGTCTCAAATGGTCCTGTATTATCAGGCCAAGCGATTAATTTTGATTTCGATCCAATTATAGGTAAGGTTGTAGAAGAGAACCCAGACTGTGTATTTTATTTAACAGACAGTACTAGTCTAGAGGCACCAAATATATACAGTACAAGGGGGCTTATCAATAAAGACGGATGTGATTTAAATGAGAATTCATACTTGAGCACGTTTTGTGATGTTATTATCGGCCGAGCTTCTGGACCATTTGCATATTCTTGTTGTCATACTAACTTCATGGATGAAAATAAAAAGTTTTGTATATTTACGAACGGGGTAGAAGAGGGTGCATGGTTTACTGGTGGTAAATGTAACTATGAATGGTGCAAGAGTGAAGATATTGCACAGGTAGAAAATATTATTAGAACTAGTATAGGAGAATAAAATGGAATTTACTAATACACTTGAGGATTTAATTAAAGATCATGTTGATGCAATTTGTTCTGAAAGAGCCATGGTGGAGCTACCAGATAATCTTATTGCAACAGATAATTTGGCGGAAGTGATTGAGAAACTTGTTATTCTTCATATCCGAACATGGATGTTGGAGGACAGAGTTGGTGTTGCGACTGAGGATTCTGAGGTTGCGTCACTTAAAAAGAAAATTGATATTTGTTTCAAACAGAAGCGTCCCTCCTATATTGAAGCAATCAATAGAATGATTGATGATGCCATCATTAATCGCACACCTTTAGTGGAGGACAGCGTAAAGTCATATGAAGGACATGAGTGATTGTTTAGTGGTAGGAGATACATCTCAGATATCTCACTGCCTTCCTTCTTCGTTTTCTCGTGTTTCTTCTAGAAATTTTGATGCAGATTTAGTTGATGATTATGATAGAATCTTTATCTGTTTTGCGGAGCAGAGAACATTTGACAACTCATTAGACTTCATGGAAGTAAACTATGATTATACTTTGTCAATGATCGATGATTTATTGCCCAAGTGTAATGAACTAGTTTTTTATTCGACTGCTATGTTATGGGAAAAACGTAAATCATATTCGATTGATGATGATTATGCATATGATAAACGAAATAATTATTTGGTTTCTAAACAGAAGATAACAGATGAGTTGAAGGGGAAGGATAGTGTGTTGATTCATTATCCATGCAATTTCAATTCAACTAAACGTAAAGATGGATATTTGTTTTCTAAATTGATTGATGCGTGTGCAGGTAATCCCATAATAACGGGCAATCTGGATTTTAATCGAGAGCTAGTACATGCCTCTTATGTTGCGAATACCTCATTGTATTCGGACGAATCTAGGATTATTGCTCCTGGCTATCTTACAAATGTACGTAAGTATTTTCATGATGTCATGGAACATTTTGGTGCTTCTCCCGAACTAATAACAGAAAATGCATCGGCAAAGTATATGCCTAAACCAAATTCTATGCACTCGGTTGTTGATAAAACGTATGGGTATGATAGACTAGTTGAAGATACAATCATAGACATTGGGAGACATCTTAGTGATTAATCTTGTAGAAGATACAATCTGTTCTGACGATATACAGTCATTGATATCGTGGTTAGAAACCAATCCTCGTTTGACAAAGGGTGAGCAGACAACTTTATTTGAACAAGAGTGGTCGGCGTTTACTGGAGTTAAGCATTCGGTTTTTGTTAATTCTGGTTCTTCTGCTAATCTTGGGATTATATCTGCCTTGGTTCAGTCTAATAAGTTAAAGAACAAAAAGGTTCTTGTGCCAGCAGTATCTTGGTCAACTACAGTTGCTCCTGTAATACAGTGTGGACTTACACCAATTCTGGTTGATGCTGACGAGAATAATTTGGGTATTTGTATTGCTGATCTGGAAAGAAAACTCAATGAGCATGAGCCAGCGGCGTGTGTGCTTGTCCATGTACTTGGATTTCCTTGTCACATGAAAGAGATTATGTCTCTTTGTGAATATCACGATACGCTTGTGATTGAGGACAGTTGTGAAAGTATTGGTTCTGTTTATCAGGGTAAGAAAACTGGGTGCTTTGGACTAGCATCTTCGTTTTCGTTTTACTTTGGTCACCATATGTCCACTATTGAGGGTGGGATGATATGCACGAATGATGATGAATTTTATGATTTACTAAAATCAATTCGTTCTCATGGTTGGGACAGGGACATCCATCCCACCAAACAAAAAGAACTTCGTCAAAAATATAATGTTGATGATTTTACTGCGCTGTATACATTCTATCACGATGGATTCAATCTAAGGTCAACCGATCTCCAAGCATTTATTGGTAGAAGGCAGTTAACTAAACTGTCCCACATAATTTCCAACAGACAACGAAATTTTTATTACTATGATACTATGTCCAATCAAGAGTGGAAACCCAAACCTGTTGGTGAAGTCATTTCTAATTTTGCATATCCAATAATTTCTAAGAACAAGAAACTTCTGATTTCAAATCTGAAGGAAGCAGGAGTGGAGTGTAGACCTCTTGTGTGTGGGTCCATTGGAAAGCAGCCATTTTGGGTGAATAAATATGGTGAATGCTCATTACCAGTGGCTGATAGAGTTCATAAGTACGGTCTATATGTACCAAACCATCCGGGAATGTCATTGCATGACGTAGAAAAAGTTTGTGATGTTATTAATAAAACAGAAGGATGTGACTAGATTATGAAAATTGTATACGTTACTGGATGTTTGGGCTTTATTGGTTCGTATGTAACTAGGATGTGTCTTGATCGTGGTTGGTATGTCAAGGGTGTTGACAGCATGACATATGCTGCTAATAATAATCTGCTCGACGAATTCCAGCAGTATGAAAATTTTTCATTCGTCCACTGCGACATAAATGAATTGAAGTTTTTGTATGATTGTGATTACATCATCAATACTGCCGCAGAAACACATGTAGGTAACTCTATTGCAAACAGTGATGATTTTGTAGCGTCGAACATCAACGGTGTTCATAATATTTTGGAGTTGATTAAAAACTATCGCCAAGAACATAGTAAGGTTCCAACCCTTTTACATTTTAGCACAGATGAGGTTTATGGTGATATTGTAGATGGGGCACATACAGAAACTGATGTGCTAAAGCCATCCAATCCATACTCCGCAACCAAAGCAGCAGCGGATATGTTGGTATTAGCATGGGCAAGAACATATGATATTCCATATGTCATATTGCGTCCCACCAACAACTATGGTATCGGTCAGTATGTTGAAAAACTAATACCGAAAACCTGTAAGTTTCTTAAATTGGGAAGAAAGATTCCATTACACAACAATGGCACTCCAATACGAAATTGGTTACATGCCGAGGACACAGCGAATGCGGTAATTAAGATTATCGAAGCGGAAGTGACTAATGAAATTTACAATATCGCTGGTGGATTTGAACAAAGTAATATGGATACTGTTTGTAAACTTATTAGCGTGTTGACAGACGGTGCAGATTACGATATACTAGACTACGTTGATACCTCGTTCTCAAGGGTCGGTCAGGATTTGAGATATGCTCTCGATGACTCCAAACTAAGATCACTAGGATGGGAACCCAGCAAAGTTTTTGATGAAGAAATAATCGATATAGTAAATTACTATAAAAATAAGTTTATTTGGTGACCACATGTCAATTGATTTAAAAATTCTAGACTGCACTCTAAGAGATGGTGGTTATGTTAATAGTTTTTCGTTTGGTGAAGAAAACATAAGAAAGATTGTTGATGGATTAACTTCCAGTGGAGTAGACATTATTGAGATTGGTTTTCTGAAAGACGGAAACCACGGTGCAAACCAAACACTATTCAATAGAGTTTCAGAAGCAGAAAAGTTTACTACAGACAATCAAGAATATTGTTTGATGATTAGACCAGACTGGTATGACATTGAACAGTTGGAGTCTTGCACGGGAAACATTGCCAATCTTCGTTTTGCTTTTCATTATACAGATATGGAACTAGCATTAGACCACGCAAAGTTTGCTAGAGAACTCGGTTACAATATTTTCTTTAACCCTGTGTCTATTTTAAATTATAGCAAAGCAGAACTAAAAGATATGTTAACTCGTTTGAATGAGTTCTCTCCTGCCGGTGTTAGCATAGTAGATACATTTGGTTCTCTCGTTCCGTCTGATCTTCACGATATGTTTTCAACATTCAATGAGTTTTTGGACGATCATATTGGTCTGGGGTTACATCTACACGAAAACCTCTCCTTATCGATGTCACTTGCCACGCACTTCATTGAGTTAATGAAAAACTCTATACGAACAGCATACCTTGACTCCTCCGTTCTTGGTATGGGGAGAGTTCCCGGTAACCTATGCACTGAATTACTACTACCATATGTGAACCGAGTAGTTCAAGATAAATATGACTTAAGTGAAATCTACAAACTAATAGATGATCCCATTTCAACTATTAGAGAAACTGTGTCATGGGGGTATATGCCAGCATATGCAATCACAGGGTTCCTTAACATCCACAGATCATATGCAGAACATTTGATGGATAAACGAGATATATCTCTTGAATCTATTAATATTATTTTAGACAAAGTGGCAAGAAGCGGGAATGGTGAAAACTTTACTGAATCTCTGGTGGACGAGATCTATGAGGAATGTATGAATGAGAAAAACTGTCAAAGTATCTGATTATATTGTTGACTTTTTTGTAAACAACAATATTAATAAATGTTTCGTCGTCACCGGAGGCGGTGCTATGCACATGAATGATAGTTTCGGACACAGTAAAGATGTTCAGTGTATTTACAACCACCACGAACAAGCGTCTGCTATGTCCGCTGAAGGATACACTAGGGTGTCGGGCAACCCCGCCATTGTATCTGTTACATCCGGACCCGGAACAACGAACGCACTAACTGGTGTTCTGGGTGCTTGGTTGGACTCTATTCCTATGGTGATTTTATCTGGTCAAATGAATTTTGACACTACGATTGAGTCAACACCAGTTCCACTTCGACAACTTGGATTCCAAGAATTCAACATTATCGATAGTGTTAAACCAATGACAAAATATGCAGAGATGGTAGAAGATCCCAGATACATTGCCTATCATTTGGAAAAAGCACTGTTCTTATCACAGAACGGCAGGAAGGGCCCGGTGTGGTTGGACATTCCGCTCAATGTTCAGTCTGCTGTTATTGATGTAGATGATCTCATTCATTATAAATCCCCTAGTTTATTTTCGGGTGATTTTGATATGGATTTAATTTTTGATAAACTTAATCAGGCAAAGAAACCAGTTTTGTTTGCAGGGTATGGTGTAAGAATGTCTGATTCATATAAAACCTTCTTGAAGGTTGTGTCTAAACTTAAGATACCAGTCGTGACTGAATGGAACTCGAATGATTTAATTTGGTCAGATCACGACTATTATGCAGGTCGAGCAGGAACAATAGGAGACAGAGGAGGAAATTTTGTGGTTCAAAATTCTGACTTACTTCTTTGTGTTGGTTGTCAATTTTCTATAAGACAATTGAGTTATCGCTGGGAAAATTTTGCTAAGGGTGCATATAAGATAGCAGTAGATGTAGATGAGAATGAACTCGTTAAACCAATTGTCAAGATTGATTATCCAATACACTCTGATGTTGGAGTCTTTTTGGATTCTGTTCTTCTCAGCGACAATTCCTCCGTTCATGATTATTCATCTAAGTGGAATACATGGACAAGAGACATCAACAACAAATATCCTGTGGTTTCTGATAGACACCTTTCACAGAAGTCTCCTCTGAGTATCTACTCTTTTATGAAATCTTTATCTGAATGTCTTACCGAGGACGATGTTGTTGTTATCGCAAATGGTGCCGCTTGTGTCGCTGGTCTCCAAGCGATCAACATAAAAGAGGGGCAACGGGTGTTCACAAATGCAGGGGCATCCAGTATGGGCTACGGCATCGCTGCGGCAATTGGTTCTTGTTACGCCAAAGAAAAGGTAATCTGCATCGAGGGCGATGGTTCTATTCAGATGAATCTACAAGAACTACAGACTATCGCACACAATAATCTTAATGTAAAAATTATTTGGATTAACAACGATGGGTATCAGTCCATCAAACAAACACAGGCATCTATGTTCGAGGCAGAAAAACGAGGTTATTGTGGGGCAAACTGCGACAGTGGAATTGGATTCCCTTCGGCGGAAAAGATAGCAAAAGCATATGGGTTGAATTTTTATAAGATAGATCATGTAGATGATATGAAATCTACCCTAGAAATATTTTACGATTCTGATGGACCAGCAATATGTGAGGTTGTCACTATCCCTGATGAAAAGTTTGAACCAAAGTTGCAGTCCAAACTCCTAAACGATGGTACATTCCAAACACCATCTCTTGAGGACATGTATCCGTTTCTGTCTAGAGATGAAATGGAAGAAAACATCTTCATTCCATGAGAAAAGATATAGACAATGATGTAAGATTGTTTTTCCCAAACAAGACTAGGTTATTGCTCTTTGGGGGGAACTGTTTACTTGCAAAACGATTATATGAAATCATTAAACGAGATCTATTTGTCAGAAGAATAGACTACAGCGAAAACAACTCCGTTACGAAAATAAAAAGTCTATTAGAATATCAGGATGGGGATACTCTGATTTTCACTAGTGAGTTATTGCTTTTTTTATCAGATGAGGAATACTTAAATTTTACGGAAACTCTTGTAGACATAAAAACAAACACTAATACTAAATTGGTTTTTATTTCTATTACCGATCCTCTCCACATGGAAAAGCAGGGTGATAGTTATCTGTTAAAAAATATGAGGTGTGATGAAACCTATGTATCCCGTGTGGATCGCATAACAGATACACTCAACGATACAGATCTTATCTATGAGGTTCCTTCTTACTACACATATGTAGAATCCAATTTACAAATCAATCCCGTAACATTTGAAGGTAACTTAATCACACCAGAGAAACACGCTAAAGCATCTTATTTTTTCTTTAGTGATGATATCATATCTGATGTGGTAAAGAAAATAAATGATGTGGGGTGGACAACCCCCTATTGGGATTCACCAGATAAAATGACACCAAGTGAATTCATGCTCAAGTTAAATACACCTGATTCTGAATACTCAAAGGTTGTTAATCAAACAAAGTGTTCATTGACAATACTATATCGTAAAGATTCATATGATATGTCTAACGGTGGAACTGTAGCAAACTTTAGAGTTAATCTTGGTAAGTCTCTATGTAAGAAAATACCATTCTCTATCAGAGAAAAACTCGATATGATTATCCCTGTTCCAGAGACGGGTAAGTATTATGCACAGGGATTGGCATCAGAACTTAATAAAAATTATGTCGAAGCGATATACAAAAAGGTAGAAGTTGGTAGGAGTTTTGATGTCTCTGATGTAAGTAAAAGAAACAAAATAATTAAATCTAAACTGGGTTTACATAAAAATATGGTGAAGGGGAAAACAATAGGAATAGTGGATGAGGCAATATTCACAGGTTCGACTTTAAAGATTGTAAGCGACATGCTGAGAGAAGCGAAGGCAAGAGAAGTTTATTTTTTCATACCAAGTCCCACCTGTAAGAGTAGATGTAAATACAACATGCAACCCGATAGAGAACTTCTTTTACAAAAAATAAATGAAAAGGATTTAATTTCCTACTTCAACGTGGATGGTATATTTTTTCAAGACAGTGAAGCATATGATAGTTCCATATCAAAGACAAACTACACATGCTCCGAGTGTTTTCATAAAGAGCAATTATGAATTTATTGAACGATAATTACTACAGGCATGTTATTTTTGATTTAGACGGAACCCTAATTAATTCCGCTCCCTCTATATTGAATTCTATGGGGTCAGCGATAAAGGAAAGTGGATATACCCCCCTGCTAAGTTTAGACTCGTCTTTAATTGGGCCACCGCTATATGAGACAATTGCAAATGTGACGGGGCTCACCGAGTCATGTGAACTGAATTTAATTGTTGATAGATTTAAAAAGCAATACGACGAGAAAGATTGTTTAGATGTAACTTGTTTTTCTGGTGCTTCATCTATTTTGGAAAGAATTAAGTTGGACAGCAATCTAATCTTAGCAACAAATAAAAGATTAATTCCAACAGAAAAAATATTGAAACACTTGGAGTGGGATGATATGTTTAACTCCATCTACACGCTCGATACATTCGATCCCCCCTTGAAAAATAAAACAGAACTTCTAAGAAAAGTTATTTCAGAGGAGGAGATAAATACAGATGAGGCGGTATACATTGGTGACAGATTAGATGACGAATTTGCCGCAAAAGAAAATAAAATTTCATTTATTATGGTTGATTGGAGTTATTCGATATGATAGTACAAATTACTCTTACCCGAGACGAATTGTTTTTAATTAAAGAGATGTTACCACAGTGGCAAAAGTACGCAGATGCTTTTGTTTTCATGGTTGATAGATCCGTTGATGGGACATATGAGTTCTTAATGGAAAATAAAGAAAAGTACAATATTCTCAGTGTTCTACAAACTAACTGGGAGATGGATGGGTTAACTGTAGAAACTGATGAGAGGCAAAGATTATATGATGAAGCATTCAAACACAGTGGAAAAATCATATGTCTTGATACTGATGAATATATTGATGGTAATGTCACCAAGGAACAACTGGAAGGTGTCTTGGAACAAAATAAAAATTCTTTGTTTATGGCACCATGGATTCAATATACAGGAAAAAATAATATAAGAGTGGACGGTCCTTGGAGAACTAATTACAAGGATAGAATTGGTTCTTATGAAAAGAGAGGTGAGTTCGCAGACGCAGTACGTCACTCGGAACATATGCCATTGAGCGACAATACATACAGCTTTCAATATCCACAATTATTCATATCACATCTTCAGTGGTTAGATAAAGTTACCGTTGCTGTTAAGCAATATTATTGGAAGATTTCTGATTATGTTGCTAATCATGAGCATGGAGCAGAAATAATTCCCTCTTACTTATATGATCAGTCCGTCAATAATTTTGAATGGGAATATGCAGAAATAGATTTTCCTTTGTTAGTTGACGAGCACATTTATGATAAGAATGATTTGGAAAATAGTTTTAAGTATCAATATATTAAAAATAATGTCGAGAAGTATGATATTCCAAACATGAATGATTGGGGACTAGGTATTCACTCTGGGGAGCTGTTCAAATGAGAGTTTTAGTAACAGGAGCGAACGGGTATGTTGCTAGGAGTTTAATTCAAAATTTTTCCAACAAATATGATATGGTCGGGATATCAAGAGATGATTTTGATTTGACTGATACAAGAGCTACGTGTGAGTGGTTCGCAGATAATCATTTTGATGTAGTGCTGCACACCGCAATTGTTGGTGGGAATAGATTGAATCAAGACACGCATGATGTTACTGATCAGAATTTGTTGATGTATTATAACTTACTGGGTAACAGAGAAAGCTATGGTAAGTTTATAAATTTTGGTTCTGGTGCAGAACAATTTCAACCACATTCTCCTTATGGAATAAGTAAAAAAATAATAGCCGATTCTGTTGCTAATACAGAAGATTTTTATAACATACGCATATTTGGTGTTTTCGATGAGAATGAATTGGATCGACGTTTTATTCTTTCGAATATGCTTCGTTATCTCAATAAAGAGTCAATGATTATTCATGAAAATAAGTTGATGGATTTTTTCTACATGAAGGATCTGGTTTCGGTAGTGGAGTATTACATCGAACACTCTCAGTTATCCAAGCAGGTTAATTGTTGTTATAATGAAAAATATACTCTTTACTCCATAGCTCAGATGATAAATCAGTTGAGTGATTATGACGTTCCTATTGAGGTTCCGAGTAAGAGTGTGAGTAGCTATTACTGTGGAGAGTCTATTTTACCTCCTATAAATATTATTGGATTGCAGTCCGGAATACTAAATATGTTTGAACAATTACAAAAAGGATATAGTTATTATGAGTAAACCCACAGTTACATTGTGCATGATTGTAAAGGATGAGACACATGTTATTGAGCAGTGTCTTCGCTCCATGGCAAAATATGTGGATAGATATGACATCACTGATACTGGATCGACTGATGGAACACCAGAACTTATTGAGAAGGTAATGAATGAACTTGGAGTTCCCGGTAAGGTGTACCTTTCTGACTGGAAGGGGTTTGGTGATCATGCAAATCGAATTGGTTCTAGAACAGAGGCATTCCATAATGCAGAAGCTGGTGGTGCGGACTATGCGTGGGTGATTGATGCTGATGATTACATTGAGGGTGAGTTTCAGTATCCTGAAAACATGACATCTGATGGGTATACTCTATTAATCAAGCGGGGTGATTTCAGTTGGTGGAGGAATCAGATTTTCCGGTTGGATCTTGGTTGGCGATATGTTGGCGTTCTTCATGAATATGCAGATGCAACCAAGAAGAGTCCTGCTGCATTTGCAAAGATAGAGGGGAACTATCACGTTACCGCCAGAACAGAGGGAGCAAGGAACGTTGGTATTACTCCTTTTGAGAAATATGCTAGGGACGCAGAATTATTGGAGAAAGCGTTAGAGGATGAGCCAGACAATGCTAGGTATCAATTCTATCTTGGGCAGAGTTATTTTGATTCTCAGCAGTGGGAAAAATCAAAGGAAGCATATAGGAAGCGGGTCGAGATGGGTGGTTGGCCAGAAGAGGTTTTCTATTCCCAGTTCCGAGTTGGTTTGTTGTGTGGGTTCACTAAGGATCCATTTGAGGTTATTGTCAAGGAATTGATAGAAGCATATAACATTCGCCCAACTCGTGCTGAACCGTTGGTTGAATTGTCGAGGATTTATAGGATGACAGATAAACCTTCTGCTGCATACATCTTTGCAAAACTTGCCGCCGAAACACCATATCCTGCGGATGATATTCTGTTTATAAGTGATGATGTTTATAGGTTTGGTGCTTTGGATGAGCTTGGTGCTGTTGCATATTATGCAGGGAGACCTCTCGAAGGATATAACGCATGTAAGATGCTCGTAGAAGAAAATAGAGCACCAGCAGACCATGCGGAAAGAGTCAAGACAAATCTAAAGCAGTATGAGGATGTTATTCAACAAATGGCACCAGCAAATCAACCAGAAGTCATACACAAAAAGCTAGATACTCTAAAGGAAAAACAAAAAGAGCTAAAAACTTCAGCTAAAAATTTTAAGAAAAAGAAAGTAAAAAGTAGGTAATGTCCGACATAGAAACTGAGTCATACATTATACTGGAGACTATCCACAACGAACTGCAAGAGGGTACTGTTGTAGAGAAAGTTGAGGATTCTGTACGTGCAGATTATAATGTTGTACTTGGTGTCGGTCTGGATTCCGTTAAATTTATAAGTGAAAATGGAAATGTTTTTAAATTATCTGGATCAAAACAAAAGATTCTATCCATAGCAGAGCCTCTAATATCAAATAAAAAGGAGGCCGCTCCTTCGCCTGTTATCAATATTCAAGAAGTTCGGGGAGTTGACGGTGCAAGAGGAAAACGTGGTTTGCAGGGACCGCCTGGTCCACAGGGTCCACAGGGTCCACAGGGCGAGATTGGACCACAGGGCCCTCGTGGTGACCGTGGAGAACTTGGGGAATCTGGTTCTGATGGTGCATCTGGTGTCGGAGTTGGGTTTGTAGATAATTTAGATCAGGATACAATGCTTGTTCGTCTAACGGACAATACTGTTTTTGAAGTCAAGCTACCCAAAGGGGCCCCCGGTCTAAACGGGGTTCCCGGTGTAGCTGGTCCAACTGGTGATAGTGGTTCGGACGGTAAAGATGGTAAAGATGGTAAAGATGGTGAACGGGGAATTGATGGTAAGCCGGGTAAGGACGGTAAGTCGGGTAAGGACGGTAAGCCGGGTAATGACGGTAAACCGGGTAACGCGGGTAAACCGGGCAAAGATGGTAAACCGGGGAAAGACGGCAAGAATGGTCTTGATGGTAAGGATGGTAAGGACGGGGATATTGGTCCCCAAGGGATACGTGGTGAACGCGGACCAGCTGGTGAGAAAGGTGAGCCGGGTGTTGATGGGAAGGATGGCAATGATGGTTCCTCTGGTGTTGTTAGCGCAAGATTCCCACTGAAGTATGATGAAACAAAACAAGAATTAACTTTTGATTCTAAATCACTAGAAAAGGTTCTTTCAATACCAAATGTGGATCCCATGGCTATTAATAATTTACTTACAGCTATTGGTGGTGGTGGTGCTGTTGGAATTAAGCACGATGGTAGGATGTTAATTAAATCTGTTTCCGACATACAGGTGAAGCGAGGATTGGATGCTGTTCGTCGAGGTAAGAATGTAGATTTAGAATTGGATGTTGATGTACCTTTTAGTTTTTCTGGAACTACAATATCAGGACAAAAAAATGAATCTGAATTAGGTACTGGTGACTTTTGGTTTAATACCACTTTAGGCAAATTGTTTTTTAGAATTGATGCTAGTTGGATAGAAGTATGATAAATACAATAAAGGATAAAATCAAATGAGTGCGTATTTCCCTAAAAATCCATCAGACGGAGAAAAAGTTACCATTGGATCAAAGCAATGGGAATTTTCATCAACTTATGGTGTTTGGAATAAGGTTGGTGGGGACGGTTCTACAGGAGCCACAGGAGCCGCTGGTGTCACAGGTGCCACTGGTGCCACGGGTGCAACTGGTG